GCGATAGTAATATCGGGGTTTCTTGCGCTTGTATCCAAGAATCCCATTCGCTTTAGCGATGGGAGTATGTCAAAGAGGATCTAATATCTTGAACATAGCTGGCTGGTCAGAATCTATCTTCGATGTTATTAACAGCAAGTTCTGTGGATATAAGAATATGATTGAAGAAATTAAGAAAATAAAAATATAATCATTGATTTTGCTTCAATAGTAAACAAGTTTTAGCTTTAAAGATATAGCCGAAGAAGTACGTGAGTATATCTTCGGCTTTTTTGTTTATCTTTGTTGAAAAACAGTTTGTTATGAAACAAGTATTATATAAAAATGACATATACCCCTATAATGTAAGGGTATTGCTTGGGGCAGATGAAGAGTATATAGTTAAGACGTTCGCCAACCTGGAAGTAGAAGATCAGAGCTGGGAGGGGTGGACTGATGATTATGGTGGCAGAACTATTTTCGTAGGAAACCGAACCAATCACAGGAAAGAAATATGTTTCTTGTTTCATTCACTGTCTAATATGGATGTTAGAACCATAGGACACGAATGTCTGCACGGTCTTTCCCTTTATTGTAAGTATCTTAATATTAACTACAGTTTTGACGCCGGAGAAGATGAGCACGCTGCCTATCTAATGGGATGGTTGGTTGACAAGGTTTGTGATGCTTACCACAAATTTAAGAAGGAGGAAGAAAAATGAAAGAAAAAGAATTTGATTTTGTGATATATCCACTAAAGTTGATTATCACCATAGGGTTAGATTACAAAACATTGTGTGATCGTTTTGAGAATGCAGAATTGGATCATGAAGGAGAATGGGGAGATGAAGGCGATTTAGATTCAGAAGTCTCTTTTATGAATCTTGTTCGTGATAAGGGAGATGATAGAGCTTTTAAGTTATTATGGAATTTTCAAAGTGAGAATGATATGACTATACAAAACATATGTCATGAATCATTTCATGCAGCTATGTCGGTATGCCAACATTGTAATATGTCTCTTGGCTTTAAGGTGGGAGAAGATGAACACGCAGCTTACATAGCCGGATTTGTTGGTAATTGCGCAGGTGAAATGTTTGGATTCTTAGAGGAAGAAAAAGATGGCAAAGAAAATTAAAAATTATGTAAAGGACAAACAACCAAAAACATTATGGAATAAAATTGGTCCGTTTGTAAAACTTAGAGAATATCTGGCATCTAATATAACACCTGATGTGTATGCTAACGAAAGAGGATTAAAAACCAAAATAATGGAATTTTTTGGTCAAGATGTTCCGAAAGCCAATGTAGATGATTTTAGTCAAAATCTTTGGTTTAGATTCTTAAACCAACCAAATAACCTGAAAGAGGAAAACGGGATTGTTAGAATACCAGATAATATCAAATCCATTATATCTGACAGGATAAATGGTGGGTGGGAAAAAATGGCTAAAAAATATGGAAAGGAACTTGATTCCTTAGATAATAAGATAATTGATGGAAAAGTTGCAGGCAAGGACGTATCTGATTTGGAGGAGTTAAGGGATGTAACGAGCAGGAAACTTGGAATGGTGGAAGAGGGGATAGATCTTTTAAAAAAAGCCAGAACCGGAGAACATCAGGTATTTAACGAATACAATTTTATACCGGATGCTTACGGCGATTTAAATGATTTGTCAGGCTTATCAAGTTTTACCATGTACCGTGATGATAAAGGCAGGATGGTCGTAAAGGATAAGTATGATTTTTATAGGAATGATCAACCTATTAAAGTAGGGATTGTTACTAAGACTCTTGATGCAATAGGATATCCTTTTGAAATCAGGGATTATGTGGAAGATAAAATCCCATACGAAGAGAGCGATCCAAACAAGATCCTGTTTAGATCCATTATTGATTCCAAGAATGATTTGGATAAAAGGATGGAGATAAGATCCAAAAAACAAGGAGGGGAGTCTTCTAAGCCAGAAATAGATTGGGATTTATTTAAATCCAAATATGAGAATATGAAGCGTGTAGGTAAAGGTAAACATCGCACTATGGACGTAGAAGGGATGAATATGATCTATGATGCTTTATATGACAAAGGTTTTAATCAACGCCAGATAGAAGCCGTACTTGGAAATATTATTGAAGAATCTGGTGGAAACCCCTACGCTGTATCTGAGGATGGAAAATTTAGGGGACTTTTTCAAGAATATTATAAAAGATATCCGCCAAAAGAGTTTGAAAGAGATAAAGAAAGATTTAAGAGCGATAAGCGTGGATATATCAACTACATGATAGACAGATTTTATGATCATGTTCAAGATGCTGGGAAGTATAGTATAAAAGATACTAAATACAAAAAAGCTATTCATGCAGTAAACGAATTTATGTCAGAAGATCCAGATACGGATTATTCGTATCCACTTGTATATGCTTTTGAAGCTCCATCAGATAAAGAAGGAACTTATAAAAACAGAAAGAGCGTATCAAACTTGATAAGCCAATCTTACGTTTCGAATAATGTTGATAAATTAGATGATGATGATAAAAAGGATGATAATATTATTAATGCCATTCTTGGTATAAAAAACGATCTTGAATTACAAGACCCTATTTCCACTACAAGAGGCGAAGCCTTTAAAGAAGCCAGGAAAAGAGGTCTTAAGGAATTTACGTGGAATGGAAAGAGGTACAATACTAATATTAAAAAAGAAGGTGGCGTAATTGGCAAACAGCGTGAAGCATATGAATACTTTACTGGAAAGCGAGGCATGTCTAAAATACAGGCGCTTGCCATCATAGGTAATCTCATGGCTGAATCCGGTCTTAAAGACGACATATACGGAGACAACAGAACATCATACGGCATACAGCAATGGCATAATGAGCGCATGGATAAGCTATTCAAGCATGCCAAAAAGAAAGGTCATTCTACACCCACATTCAAAGACCAACTTGAGTTCTTAGCTGACGAATACGAAGGAAAGACCGGATATTCTAATTTCTTATACACAAGAAAAGGAAAAGAAGGACCAGGGTATTACAATTACAGCCGGCAGGACTTTATGAACGCCGATAACCTTAAAGATGCTGTAGTAGCTTGGAACCAAGGAGCAGGGCGTCCTCATAAGAGTGTTATAAGAAATGATGACCGTTATAACTATGCTATGGAAGTTGCTAAAAATCTTGGTTTGGAAATTGAAGAAAATTCAGTATCTTTGTATGGTCAAATGGGATTCGGAGATGCTGGTGAAATAGCAGCATCGGTAACACTTCCAGAGGTAGAAGTGGCAGCCGCCCTCCCTAACCCAGAAGCCCCGTCCCAGGAGGGACAGTCCGAGGAAGAGAGATTCCGTACATGGACTGAAACGTATGGTAAGGACATCATAAATCATTTACTGACGTTAGACGGGAAAAAGGATGGTGATGACAGTGATTACAGCATGATGTATAGACAGCATGAAAAAGAAAGCGAAGAGGATAAGAAAATGGCTTTGATTAATGCCGTGCTTCCCAATATACAGCTTCGCATTAAAGGCGTCACCGAAAATTAGAACAAGACTGTATTTCTTTTACATTAATAAATTCAAGCCGGATTTGAGACTCGTTACACGGATACCGAAGGTTGAAGAACGATATCAAGATAATCCGGTTTTTTTGTGCGATTTCGTGAAGGATGGAACTATCATCGCCTTGGTTTAACAGAACAGACCTACGTACTTCCACTGTCCTGACGGGCATGGGCGCTCGTCTCGCCTACCAGCCTGCCTAATTCTCCACTGGCTATCTAATATAATTATTAACGTCACTCCATCACCTATCTCCCTTCAGTCGATAGGTTCAGTCGTTTTTAAATATTATAAGTTCTTTCGCATCGTTCTCTTCGGTCACGATACTCAATCCTTTAACACAATTAGGCAAACAATACAATAGACGGAAAAAGTAATTTGTCAATCCGTTCACTCACTTAACTCCCTTCGGTCGTTAAGTTCATTCACTGTAAACAATTATATGAATAAATTGTAAAGTATATAAAATAATATAAATAATATAATGAGTAAGATCATTGAAAATGGTCTTAATATTAAGGAAAACGGAGACTATTCATAGGCGTAGTTTTAATTCAAGATTTGTTGTCCCACCCCTGACGGTCAGGCGGTTACGTTCAGAGTCGTTTTCCCGTCTCTTATCCAAACCGTCATAAAACAAAAAACCTTGTATCCTATTTCTCTCAAACCGGATACAAGGCAGTGCATTTTCTTCTTTTTATATAAAATCATATATTTGCACTAAACAACAAAAACAATATGGAGACAAAAATAACTGAAATAATGAATCCTCACAAGTTACACGACAAGCTCTTCAAGAAAGAGCAGGTCTCTCCGATAGAAGTTATATACAATAGCTTCAGCAACTTAGGGTACAATGTAGTACGCCGTCCAGCCGGTCAGTGTTTAGGCAATTTGAGATATTTTAATCTATTTTATGACAAACATACTCATCATTTCTATCAGAAAAACAGGAAGTTGAGATATTGTAGTAATTTTCTCATATCTGATTACTGGAAAGATAGAGTGCGATGTTTCATAGTTTGGAACTTTGGATTTGGAAGATTCTTTCCGTACAATGACTTTATTGAGGCTATGGTTTATGATTATCTTCGATATGGGAGAAAGTCAGTTCCTTATCTTAAAAGCGTGCAAGAGGCTGAAGAAAAGTGTGTAAGGTTCTATATCCGGTCTCAGATAGATATGCTTCGTAAGGAAGGATATGCTGCTTATAGGGCTAAGTTCAAGGAAGAACGTCCTCAGTATTTTATTGGAGACGATAGGACGGTGTTTAGATGCCTTGACAGCTCTTTAAAAAGAGAAGAGAAGATTGCTGCATGCGTAGCCCACAAAAGGGCTTTAAAAGAAGGGATAATGACTTCCTTCATCAATCACCTTAAGAAACATCCTACCACTTTATATTCGTGGTTTTCATCAGAGGTAGATAGCGAAGGAAAGAATAGGCTCTGTCTATCTGAAAAGGCTGTTTCGTATTTGAATAAGAGACTGGTTCGCAATGGGTTAAAGTCTCTTTCTGCATCATATCTTTTTAGAACGTTTAGAAAAATGGTGAAGATCTTGTTCGGTTCTAATGTCAGGTCGTTCTTGAATAGCTGTCTGATGTCTGTTTCAACAGAAGAGGTTTTAACCAAATCTATGAAGAAAATAGTTTCCAAGACAGTGCTGTTTTTGTACAAGAGAGCGCTTAAGAACTATCGCCGGGCATGCGGTCTTAAGTACGACCCTGATTCGGGCGGTTTGTCTGCCGTACATGATTGATTTTTAAACGTATCCCATAACGTTGGATTTTCTCGTTCGTTTCTCTTATCTTTGTGAAAAAAGATAGTATGAAATTACGAATCATAAAAAATCGTCCGATATTCGCTCCTGGCGGTAGTGTTCAGGATAAGAAACAGGATATTAATGTATCCTCTACTCAGCCTATTCTTGATTATGGAACGTCTGTTAATAAATGGGGTGAATCTGATATTCAGAATATATATATGCCTTCTGATGTGACTTTAGAAACAGAGGAGGGGGAGATAAATCCATTTAGTAGTATGCCTACATCCGATCCGTTTTTTGAAAACAATGATGCAGGATATGCAGGATATCTCGCTGATAATAGGGGTATGGTTAAAAACGTAGAGAAATCAGTCGTTGATAATGCAATGAATGTAGGTGGTGTTGATGCTGATTCCTCTAAAGAAAAACGTTCCCAAGATGGTAATCCTCTTGATCCTATGACTACCCCATATTATTCACCCGATCTAACCGGCAGAGCTCAAATGTTCGGTACAAGTCTTGGCCGGATAAGAGCCGGTAATAAGGTCGGTGCTAATGTGGCTCAAGCTGCCTTGTCTGGTGTTAGTTTAGGATTAGGTCTTACCCGTAATATCATGGGAGCTTCATCTGCTGCGTATGCAGCCAGCAGAGACGAGCAGGCAGCGAGGGAAAAACTTGCCAAGGAGCGTCGTCAGCAATTCATCAAGTGGGAACGTGAAGGTGGTGGCGTGAATTTAGGTAACGGTCAGAAGATGGATACGTCTGATATGACCGGCGAATATATTTATCCTCTTCCCAAGTCTATGGAAGATGCTGCGAATGTAGAGATAGAGAAAGGCGAGTACGTGCTGACTCCTGACTCCGTAGGGCCTATGGAAGCCAAAGGAAACAGACATGAAAATGGTGGCACTCCGGTTGATTTGCCAGAGGCTTATATTGTTTCCGATTATCGTAAGATAGATGATGAGTTTGCCTCTTACGTTAGAGAAAATTATGGTATTAAGGCAACGTCAAAAGATACATATGCTACACTCCTTGATCGATATAAGAAGAAGATAGGTTTGTCTGATAAGTACGAAGATCAGGAGCGTGTATATAAGAGATTAGAGAAAAATGAAGATGTAAAAGACAAAAACACATCTAATCTTAATGCTTCTATTCTTTCCAAGTACGTCAATGAAAACCAGAAAGAGATAGACGAGCTTGAAGCACAATTTCGTTCTTTCGCTGAAATCGTTTATGGCAAACAGGAAGAATCTAAGCGTAACGAGAGGATGGATGCTTTTTTCAGGGATGGCGGGGTTGTTGATCTGAATCAGGTAAAGAAACAAGCTAAGGCTTTTAATATTGCAGAATCAGATGCTAAGAACTGGATATATGACGAGTATGTTAAGCAAACCAGAAAAATGGCTGAAGGTGGACCTACTCAGAAGGAGCTGGAGGAACTTAGAAAGAATGCTATCGGCTACAATAAGCTTATTAATCAGTTATTTGGACGAACTCTTAATATGACTGTATCTGATGTTAGTGGTCGTGAGCAGATTCTTAATCCTGATTCCAGTGTCAATGCCAACCAGAATCTCCAACATAGAAGCAATTTAGGATACGGCAGGGTAAATGATAAGGCGGTATCTAATTTGCTCGACATAAACCGATGGGCCAACAAGTACAATACGGATGGTGATTTTGATACAGAAGGTTTTCAGAAAGGATACAACAGGCAATTAAATGCATTGTGGGCGTTAGCTGATGTAGGCGCTATCACGAATGCTGATGCAGCCAAGAAATTCAGAGATGAGTACGGATTCTGGGGCCAGGACGCCGGAAGCTACGGAGGGAATCAGGCTTATAATTCATTTGCCGTAGATGATAAGTTTGGTCAGACAACAGCTACTCGTTCTTATTATGGGTTGGACGTTGTTTCGGCAGAGCAAAAAAGATTGTTAAACGAAAAAGGGATAAAGAATTATGTTGACTTATTTGGTGATAAATCTGATGCCGCTAAGAAGATTCTGGGCTCCGATTATAATAAGTTTGTTGCTTTAAGAGATAGTGGGTTAATGCCGGAAATAGACTTCGTTCTTGAGTCTGTTAAACCAGAAATGAAGCCTATTGAGGCCGGTCCCATAGCACCAGACCTTACACCGCCTAAGATTGGATCTCCTGGAAGGATAGAGGTAAAACCGAAAGCAAGTACGCCTACGACTGCAACCGACACCGATACAGAGGAGGTGGTTGAAGACAACGGACCTAAAGGACAGGGCAGACCGGCGGCGTTCGGTCCTATCTTCCCGGAAATGCTAAGAACCCTTGACACTGGCTTGGAGATAGAAGGCCTGGAAAGACATCAGGCTCCGAGAATAGACCCGGTTCTTCAATCTGCTGATCAGTATATCAACGAGCTCAACCGTGCGACATCGGCTCAGTTAGACGCAGTAGGTGACGTGCCCGACTCCCAGCGGGCTGCTATTCTGGCTAATATGAACGCCATAGCTGGAAGCAATATAGCCAAGTATGTTAATGAAGTAAATTTCAATAACGCAAGGCAAATAAACGAAGCTGATAGGTTTAATGAAATGGCTTATGTTCAGACAGATGATAAGAACATAGCAGAAAGGCAACGTTATGAATCTGGGTTGTTGAAGGCTATGGCTATAAGGGATGAAAATCTTGCTCGTTATTATGATAGTATAAACAGCGAGATACAGAATAAGTTCAATGTTCGTACATCGTTGAATACCATAGCTTCCATAGCTCCAAATATGAGAATGCTTCCAAGTGGTCAAATTATTTACGTTCAAGGTAATCAGGATGTGATGAATATGGGTGATTATTCCACACCTTACTTGAGAAGTTTAAATGAAGAAGATGATGAAATTAAAAGAAGAAGGAGGACCAAATAGTGGCTTCACAGTATAGTATTTTAAGGCAATATGCCCCGTATGTTAGTCCTTACAACATAGATCTTGTTAAGGACGTCATGATGTACAAACAGCAGAAGGTTGATGCTGCTCGTGAAAAGATCTATACCCAGGTAGATTATCTTATGGGTCAAGAGATAGATAAGCCTGAAGCCCGCGCTTATATGGAAGATAAGATGTCAGGTGTGATTGCTAACATCAATCAAAAATTCAAAGGCGTGGATCTTTCTTCTGATGGTGTTACGAGAGCCATACAAGGAGAGATAAGTTCGGTGTTGGATGATACGGTCATTAACGCTATTGCCGGCACAAAAGAAGGCAAGAGGGTTATGAAGGAAATAGAATCTATAAAACAGAATCATCCTGAACTTTATTCTCCTATTAATGAATGGCATGCTTTGGATCCTTATTACAAATGGAGGTCAGATGGTAAAGCAGGATCAAGGTTAGGAGGTCTTCATTATTCTCCTTATGTCGATTATACTAAGGAGATAAATAAGCTGGTTAGTGACTTTAGGAAAAATAACGAAGGCAAGAAGATTCAAACAACAGAATATGATGTTAAAGGTAATCCTACTGGTGGGATTATAGAAGTTAACGTAGATGAACTTACAGATTCCCAGATAAGGAATTTTGTGTCTGCTAACTTATCTGAAAACATGAGGAATCAGATGAGAATAGAGGCATCATATATGGCAGCTACCAATCCGGTGTTCAGTAATCCGGATTTGGTTAGTCAATACATTGGGTCTTATGTCGAAAGATACGATAGGCATATAGGAGCATTGGAAGCGAAAAAGAAATCAGTAGGGGATAATAAAGATATTATTGATCGTATTGACAGTCAGATACAGGAAGCTAAAAATCAGAAAGCAGAAGCCAAGAGGGAGGCAGATATGATAATAGCTTCATCAGATCCGGTAGCGGCTGCTAATTTTGTTGTTACCAATAATCTTTTCGATAAGATGGTTGATGCATGGAGATACGACAATACAAGTTTTGAAAGGAAGAAAGATGATCTTTATTTTGCAAGGTTGGCAGAGGATAGGGCTCAGCAAAAGTTTTTGACTGACAATGCCAAGTCTATGGTTGAAATATCATTGGCGAATGAGCAGCTTGCTCAGGCTAAGATTGAAACCGAATACATGCGTACTTACGGTTCCAAGATGGGCACTGAAAGCTCATCCGGAGGCACAAGAGGAGCAGGCGGTGTAGGAGTGCCGATGGCTCCTATGGACGGGCCTACGGCTATCAATTCTGGAACGGGTAAGATAGGATCTGTTAATTTGGCTAATATCCCTTATGAACAACTCACATCTTCTTCCACAGAGCGTAGAGCAAATTTATTGAAATTATATAATTCATTATCTCCTACAGACAGAAGCAATATCGTTGCAGCATCATACGAAGAAGAAAAAACTGACCCAGGATTGTATGCTAATATGACTCCTGAAGAACGGATATATTCTTATTTAAAAAATAATGGAGGTCAGAAAAACGGATATTTCGGACAAGGAAATAACAGATTGTCTGAAGCTTATGATGCTTTACTTCTTTCTGATTCTAAGGCAAATGGAGCTGCAAAGGCTATAAATAACATAACTGATTATCAAATAGATAATATAGTTACTAAAAAAAATAAGGATATTATCAGTAAAGTTCGTAATGCTAAGTTTATGAAAGGAAATTCTTTTATAAATCTTACCGATACAGATGACAAGGCTGGAGCCTTCCTACTCGCCACAGCCATAACAACTGGTGTATCTGATGCCGTAGGGTTCAGAGAATACATGATGGACCCTTCAAGAGGAATAGATATTCTTAGTGCTATATCTCCGTCATTAGGAGCTAAGGTGAGTGCCGGCAAGTTGGGGAAAAACATATCTGATGCTATTACAAGCGAGAATAATGGTTCTTCTACCGGTACATTGGCTCTTATTAATGGAATGAAGAAACTCAATGGCGATCCTGATTTTAATATATCTGATTATATGACCATAGATAAGGATGGTGATATAGATTTAAAAGATTATCAGGAAGGTGAACCATTGACTATTACCCAGCTAAGATATGCTGAAAAAAACAGTAGGGTGTCTGATATGATAGCAGGTCAGATGCAGGATGAGATAAAAATGTCTGTATCTCCCGATCAGATTTCTGATAAGCTATCTCAGTATCATTACCTTGATTCTTACAAAAGATACAATTGGAATGCCGATTCACCGGAAAAGTCTTTGCAGAAGGCTCAGTTTAGAAGATTGTCCGGTTACATGGCAGGAAAGGTAGATAATCTGGATCCTACTGCTATTAATGCCATTAATATGGATGCCGAGATAGATAATGGCACTGTTAGAAGATTCTTGACTGCTCAAGTAGGTTCCGGTAAAAATTCTTATGTTACAGAAAGAGTTGAGATTACGAATGACGAGCTTCTTAAGGCGGGTATAGATCCTTCGGTCGAGGAGCGCAATTATCCGGTAGATGGCTACAAATCAAGTTTTGGAACCTGTGATTTTGTAGATACCGGAAAGAAGGAAGGTTATTCTTATGATAAGTATCTTATACGTAATGGCCTTCCTCGTTTGGCTTCTAAGGCTGATGTTAAGAATGATCTTTATGATATAGTAAAGGTTCATGGTTCTTACCTTAAGCCGGAAGAAATGAATGTTATTAAAACCCTTGTTGATAATTTTATTGACATGTCTGATAACATATCAGTTCAGTTGGAAGGAATGGACGATAGGGGTTCGAGAGAGGTAGCGGTCAATTTCTATGACAAAAGGACTAAAAATTCTAAAAATCCTGCATTGTTGTTCTCGGATTTTGTTCCTTTGGATCCAGGTAATGATGAGTATGCGGATTACTGGAATAGCATTCACCAGAAGTGTCCTCAGTACTTCTTTGTAAAATACGTGAAGGAGGCTGTTCAAGAACGTCTTGATCAGATGAGGGATCCGTATATGAGAGGAATAAATATCACGCCCAATATGAATGACAAGTTTAGTAAGTTGAACGATTTTTTGCAGAAAATTTATGGCTGACAATAATATAGATAGATATAATCCTGCTGCTAAAACCACTTACGAAGATGTGGCAAGGCAAAGAAAATTAGCCGAAGAAGAGAATTATACTCCGGCTACACTACCAGAGACGACAACGCCTCTGGTTCCTAATTATATGCCTGGTGAAGGTGTGTATGCCCAACCTAAATTTCCGGATTACGCATCAAGGATAGCTGCTGCCGAATACGAAGAACCGTATATAGCCAAGGAGATAAGCAACAGCTACTCGGAGGCGCTGGCTCGTAACAGCTACAGGGGGGCTACACCTGCCCCGCCGCCTCTTAATCCCTATGGACCAAAGGTAAGTATCCGTGAAAGTCATCAGATGGGTAATGATGGGGTATGGCGTACAAAATATCCCAACTATATTCCGGGTATAAACAATGAGGATTATTATGCCAGGAGACAGAGCGGATGGAGTAAGTTTTGGAATGGTGTAGGCAAATTCGCTTTAAAGTCTGCATTGTACGGTGCACAAGGAGTTGTGTCATTGCCTGACAAACTTATCAATATGGCATCTGAGGGAAGTTATAAAGCTGCGTTAAACACTAACATGGATAAGTTTGTAGGTGATCTTGACCAGCAAATAGACATGCTTCTTCCTCATTATTACAAGAAAGAGGTAGAAGATTATAATTTTGGTCAGAAGCTTTTTAAGGATACCGGTAATTTCTTATGGAATGATGTCCTTGGTAATGGTATGTCTTTTACCGTAGGAGCCATGATATCAGCGTACATGACCGGAGGACTTGGAGTTGGATCATTGGGCAATATAGGTGCTAAATTAGGTGGAAGAATCGGAGCTAAGTTAGCAGCAAGGCAAGCTGCCAATAGGGGCATAGGAAGCCTTAAAGGTGTGTTTAACGACTATGTAAGAAAAGGAGTTGCTACCGGAAGAAATGTAGGGGAGGCGGCTAAGACCATGACGTTGTTGGCTACCAGTGCCGGATTCGAGTCATCGGTTGAAGCAAATTCTTTTATGAAGCAATCCGAGTCTGATTTCAAGGATTATTATCGTAAGATTTATGGTCGTGATCCCAATGCAGAGGAAATGGCTGTTTTTCGTAATTCTAATGCTGATGTAGGTAGTGCTATATTTGCCGCCAATATGGGTATAGTAGGATTATCTAACTGGCTTCTTTTTGGTAAGTATATAGGGTTAGGAGGAAAGGCTATACCTGGGTTGGAAAAGAGGCTCAACAAGCATTTATTTGGATTAGGGACGGAAGTTGCGAAGCCGGGAGAGATGGCTATTAAAATAACCAATCCTAATATAGGACAGAAGATAGCAGGCAATGTTTTCAATATCATGAAAAGACCTGTATCCGAAGGCTTATGGGAAGAAGGATCTCAAGGTGCTGTTCAGAATACGGCTGAGGAATATGTTAAGTCAAGATATGATAATGTAGCCATGAACGGAGCCGTTGATGTTCTTGATGCTATTTCTGAAGGATTTAAAAAGCAATATACGTCTAAAGAAGGATGGACTGAAATAGGAATCGGTGCTATTATCGGTTCTTTGTTTGGTATGAGGGAAGGCTTCTTTGGGGTGAAAGAGTATAGCAATAGTCAGATCTTGCTGGAAAGGCAAGTGAATGAATATAACAAAGCATCTTCTAATCTTAACACGGCGGCTTTGAATACGTTGAAAAAATCAATGAGTTTAGGGCCTCAAGTTCGTTCCGATGCCCAGTCTATGACTGGTAAGGAGCTTGATGATGCTATGTTTGAAAAGATGTCTATTGACAACCAAATGGGAACCTTAGAGGATTCGGCTGAAAATTTCCGGCAGATGATTGATATGATGCCTATTTCGGAAATAGCCGAAGCTAATGGAATGTCTTTGGAAGAGGCAAAGAAATACAAGGATTCTATTATTGATAATTATAACAATCGTCTTTCTGATTTCAGATCTGCCCAGAGTTTTGCTGAAGATCTTATAGGTGATGACTCTAAGATTGAATTTAGAAAATACGTGGCTCGTAATGCCTTCCTTGGTCTTCAATCAGAATCAAGAATGAAAGACATAGCTTCTGTCATAGAAACGCTTTCAGGACAGCCTCGCGTGGCAGATGCGCTAAGTACGTTCTCCCGGCTGTCGGACAGGGCAAGGGAGCGGGCGATGGCTATCCGTGGCATACGGTCAAGAATAGAAGAACTTGAATCCGAAATAGAAGATCTTGCTACCCGCCCTCGTAACGTAGAAGGGAAAGATCCACAAGCTGAATACATACAACGAAAAACCAAAGAATTGGAAAGTCTTAGAACCAATTACAACAATTCGTTGTCTGAGTTATCAACGTTAATAGGAAAAGAGTTTTCGATAGAAGAGTTGGTAAGTAAAACCGAATCTGTTTTATCATCTCCTCTTTCTCCCATAAGTTCACAAGATGTGATAGAAGCCTATGATACGCTTGTGGCTTTTGATGATTATTTTAATGTAAAATCAAGACAGGAAAAGAAGTTTACAGCCAAAGACAAAGCCATGAGATCCTTGGTAAATGAATACCGAAGGAGTTTGATGGGCTATAGGAATATGAATAACTTCTTGTCCAAGATGCTTGATAAAAGATTCTTAGCTGAGGAAAACAGGGGATTTTCAAAAGCGCTGTCTTCTCTATGGTCTACTCCTTATAAGGGGGATGATAAGGTTCCTGATTTTGCAGAGCCTAATAAAGTTGGTGAATATGATACTGATGAGGTAGTAGATCAAGCTGTGTCAGAAGGTAAGATTTCGGAAGACGAAGCTTGGACTATCAAGGCTTTTATGCATGCTCTTGATAAAGTAAGGGAAGATAGGATGAAGGAAGCAGAAGATGATATAAAAGAGTCACCGCTTACGGAGTCTGTATCGGATGAAGATTATGAGGCTGCTATGGATAATCCTATTATGGTTCCGGCCGTAAGGCAGTCTATAATTGATAAACTATATACAGGCAATGCCGATCTTCTTACTGCGAGAGAAAAAGATGTGTATGATAAATACAAACAAGATTTTGATGATTATGTATCATCTTTGGGTGACAGTCCTGTTAATCTCATAAAATCATTATCTGAGAAGGCTGATAGGCTTACAAGTCCGAGATCTGTGTATGAGGATAATAAAGCTATTATTGATATGGCTAAATCCAATTTAGAACCAGATCAAAGGAAGGAACTTGATGATGCTATTTCTTCGTATGTTGATATAATGAACAGACGGGATAAAGGGGAGAAGGTTGACGAAGATAAGCTTGCCGATTCGGTATTTACCATAGAAGATCTTGGCCAGGTTGGAAACATCACAGATCTCCTTCCTTATATCGAACAAAACAGGATTATTGATAAAGGTCGTATTTCCGAATCTACGTTAAGTAATTTTGGGGAGGATGATACCAATATAGATTCTCTTGTAAATGAGTTAGATGAATCCGATAATACGCCTGGAGCTAACATAGATAGCGCCCAGAATCCAGAGACGTTGATGGTTAGAAGAATATCCAACGATGGCAACGAAAGGTATGAAATTGCAGGTCTTAGAGCCGATAAATTTATATCTTCTATAAAATCATTGGTTCCTATTCAAATAAGCTCTGAAACGAACGCTAATGGCACTAAAAGGTATTCTCTTAATATAGGTGGAGAAACGGCTACTATAATTGAATTGCCTTATCATGCGAGATGGTCTATAGACAAAGAATCGGCTCGTGTTCTTAACCGTTACACAGACGTGTCTATTCAGGACGTGGGTAATTCCTATTCTTTGGTTTATAAGCGTCTTGATTCAGATGAATTGGTTCCGTACAGAACAGGTGTCGGATTCGGAGAGAATGAGGTAGATAAAATAGATCAGGAAGCATTATCTTCTTTGAAAAAAGGAGATAAGGTTAATCTCGAAATAGATGTAAATGATACCTATAATCAGTCTCTTTTTGCCGAATACAATGACGCTGTTCAGTCCGGCGATAAAAAAAGAATAGAATCTGCTGAGAATAAACTGGTATCCAATATGGTTATCAAGGTCATGAGTGGGAACAGATTCGTTTCTGTTGTAAAAGCTGATACAGGAGGCATAGATGGTATAAGTAAAATAAGAAGAACGGCTTTTAACAAGTGGAAGAAGGACGCCGGCCGGTCGGCTACCATCGGCGTCGGCACGCATGTTGTTGCCCAGACCCTTCCCGGAAGACCGGTGTTTAACATGAAGGTGAACGGTCAAGGATATGGCCAGGTAGAAAATCTCCCTATTACCGAAAAAGGTGCTGAAAAAGTATCTGATGTCGGATATGTATTAAATGGTAAAGTCGTGCTTAAGAACGGATCTAAATACACAGGCTTCCCATTTGCTTATTCTATATTAAATGACAAGGGGAATAATTACAAAAATGTAAGAGTTCCGGTAGTTGTCATCAAAGGTAAAAACGGTCTTAATTATCTTTTCCCAGTTAGCCTACGTTCTGTGGAATCAGAGGAAGGGCAGAAATGGATGTCTTTTATAGATATGCTGCTTGAATCCGGTGATTCTGAATTGCTACAGATGGGTCAAGATGATATACAAGATCTTAATGCGTATCTAACCAAGTTAGGTCTTGATCCGGCTTCGTATCAAGTATCGTATTTGAATCCTATTTCAGGGCTTAGAAAAGCTCGTGAGGCTATAGAAAAATTATCTACAGTTCCTGATGTTGTTAAGTGGGTAGAAGATGGAAGTAGGAGCGTGAAAGACATTGTGACGTCTGAAGTAGAATCTGGAATAGATTTCGAAGGTGAGATGTTTGTCGCTCCTAAGATCAGGATTCAGTTTGGTAAATCATCTTCCAGTCCTAAGTCGCTTATAGAGGATGATCTTCCTTTCTCTGATGAGGGTAAGACCGTTACTTCTAAAGAAGACGTGGATGTTTATGAAGAGGAAATGCCAGAGGAAGGGGCTGTCCGGGAGACTCAGCCGGCGCCATTAGCTCAGCCGACTCCTGCGGCACAAGCTGCGCGGTCTTTACCTGGCAAGAAGCGTACCTCCAGGAAAAACTTCTCTCTTATGTTAAACGAAATAGAATCTCATATAGAAAAAGAAGGATTGCCGTCTTATGCTAATATTTTTGATTTTATAGCAAGGAAGATTGTAGGAGGTGATTTGAGGTTTCTTCGTGAGAGAGGTAATCCTAAAAGCCTTAAGGAAGAAATGGGATTAGAACCTAAAGGAACAGTAGGTGATAAAATATCCACTCCTTCCAGTAAAGGTGGTAAGACCTTAGAAGAATACGTTTTTTGGCTTCGTTCTCAAACAGATCAGGTGGTGGTTGATTATGTTGGGCCAAGATCTGACGAACAAATTATATCAGAGTTGAAAAACTTTTTGAAATATATTAATTTTGTTCCAAGCAAGGCTTTGAATTATTCTCTTAGAGTCAATGGCATGGATACCCTAAAAGAATATGGCACAAAAGAGGAAGTAGAAAAAATGGAATCTGATATCAATAGTTTGGTTTCTAAAGTTTTGCCTACGGTGGATAATAAAACTGTAGAAGATGTTTCTACTGCAATAAAATCAAACAACTTGCCTGCCATATGGGAGCCCGTGGAAAGCCTTGATATGACAAACGAGGAAAAAATAGAGTTTTTGAATAACGTAGCAGATTTCCTTAGCGGCATACCAGAGTATGATGCTGTCGTGGAGTCTATAGAGTCAGAATCAGATAATATTTTAAATGATGGAAAAGAAGGAAGTGCAGAAGGCGGTGCAGTACGCACTGAGGAAGATGGCGATAAAAAGGGAGATGGAGAAGGCAAAGGACAATCCAGAACAAATGTCGAAGTTGAAAGAAATGTCGAATTACCTGGATCTGAAGAAGGAAGAGTAGATAACTATAGGAAGAACGGAGATAAGTTCTCTGACATTGCTGAAGTTACTTTATGGCTACTTAGAAGGGCTGCCGGCATAACCTCTATCCCGGAAGGAGAAGAGGTTTATGTAGAGGGAGATGAGGTTAATAGTATTATGACCGATATGGAATCAAGGTATGGTATAGACACCATCAATCACTCGCATACGACTAAGGCTATAAGGGACCTTAACGGCGTATCAGGTTATAAAGTAGAATACGGCTTAACCTTTTTGACATACGATCCTTTTATTAGAATATCCAATCTAAGGAAAGGATCTAAGGCTGCGAAAGACGAACCTCGTATATCCGAAGAGTCGCTTACTCACATATCAAGGGTGACAACCCCTTATTTCCTGTACGGCGGCGATGAAGCATATACATCTGTTCCGGCTAAGGTAGAACCTATACCGGAGAAGATAATGGGTCGTAATGGCATTAAATTTGGTATGAGTGTAGTCGAGTTAACCAAATTAGGGTACAAAAAAGCTGGTGGAAACTGGATATATAAATTCTATATGAACTCAGGTGTGTATGATTTGTATAATATCAGTACCGGTGAAGCGTTTAGGGCAAAACCGGATCTTGGAGTTAAGATAAGTTCCAGCGCATTCATCCGTTCTTTATCTCAATCTGGTAGGAAAATACAAAATATGATTAGTAATATGAGCCAGGAAGAGATAGATAGGAATAAGAATCTTGTAGAAGGTTCTGATAATTCGGATTCGATAAATGAGTTAAATAAGGAGTGTTGAGTATGAGAAGGAGATACGAAGATGTTTCAAGTCTTGTTCAGTATCAGTTGAAGACCAATCAGCAGGGGAATATAGAGGTTTATGTTGATGACAGGTTTGTTGGAAACGTAAGTGAAGGAGTCTGTAATTGGAAGGATATTGAATACAAGAGTAAGGTTACTATATCTTTGAAAGGAGTCGAGGATAAGGCTAAAACTTCAAGTAAAAGAGTCGGTCCTTATTGTCACATTTATAGCATATTTGGAGGAAATGAATCTTATCATGCAGGTCCGGATAGTAATATAAAAAAGAGTCCGGTTACCACCTTTATAATGTATTGTTATAAAAATGGGGATATTACAACTACCACTACTTATACTAAAAATTTATCTGGAACTCTTCAGATAGGTAAAACACAATTGACTATCAATTACAAACAAAGTAAAAGTCAGTCTTTCTCCGGTGGTTCTGGAGATTATGTAACATCCGTATCTGATTTCCCTTTTGTTACTGGTCCAGGAAATGATAGTGTTGAGTTCGAAGGAGAGAGAAGATTGATAGTTGAGACAGAGGCTTCGCATTATGAAATAGAAGTTTCATAATTTCTATTTTTATACTATCTTTGTCTAAAATATTTATCACTATGGGTGTCAAATGTCAGATAGAAAAAAAGGAAAATGAAATAAAACGGGTTAAGGCTCCTAACGGGGAGCCTTCCGTTCTTTACGAAAGTGCTTTAAAAGTATTAGGAAACAGCGAGCGGGCTCTTCAGGTATGGGCTAAGGCTTACACTCCTGGTTTTTTGTCGTATTACGGTCATTGGAATAACCCGGCTCCAGGGGAGATGTTTAACACCGATCCCAATGGCGAACCTCTTTTAGAAGATGTGCTGTCGTATATGAAGCGTCAGACTTATTTTGCTGATCCTTTAACGGCTCAGGATGTTAAGGATGTAAGGGATTTCCTTTTGTCTACTCATTATTTTTTCAATGCGTCTTCATTGTCTAATGCTATTCTCTTCGATTTTTATGTAGATGGCAGTTTGATACTGAATGAGCAGAAATTAAGGAGATCCGGTTTGTATGATGAAACAGAAATAAGTCGTATTTTATCCGATCCTTCTGTTTTAAACGAGGTTTCGACTTCCATGAGAAAGTTAATAGATTCTTCTATTAACGAACATGATAGGGAAAAAGATAATTATTTTATGTCTATTGACTATCAGTATGGTCCTATTGTTTACAAGGAGGGAGTGTTTAACCAATTTGGTAAAAAAGTACCATATAATCCTTCTGAGCTTTATTATGCTATGCGTAAAACAGTAGCCGGCATAAAAAACTTTTCTGAATTTTCATCTGCTTTTGAATCGTTGAGAAATTCATATCCTGAACTGGTTGAGAAATTCGTTTCTGATAAAGAATTTGCCGAATCTATGTTTGATGAGTTCTCATCTACGAATAAGATTCCGGTAATAAACATAGAAGGGGATGATGTGGTGGAAGGCAAGAGAAGATCTTTGTCTAAGCTACAAGATCTTTCTTATTACAATTCCGGCAAAATAGAGTTCCTAAGAGCTCGTATATCAGCTTATTTACATAGGGCTAATGCCGACACCGAATCCGATTTAAGAAGCATGATATGGGATATAGAAGAGGCTTGTACGTGGTTTGGCATAGATATAATAGGGACATCGGAAACTTATGATGGCACAGAAGAATCTTTGAATAAGATAGATAATTTGATGCTGGATCTTGATATTTATGTGGCCAGGCATAATGATGTAAATTATGCTCCAACGCTGGCATCTTCTATAGATGATGTTCTTGGTGATAGTACAGACTATTATTTTGGATTATTGCCGGAGTATATGGATAATTTGAATATCGTTTATTCTGAATCCGATATAGACCCAGTAGAGGCATTTGAGAAACATTCATTGCTTAAGGTAGGAGATAATCTATATCAAAGGATCAGCAAAGATGATCTTAACGAGATGTATCAAATATCAACAGTATTAGCCAAGCACAACCTAACTCATTTTTCTACTAAAATATATCCTGAATCTTGTTTTAAGAACGGCGTTTTGGATAAAGAGAAAGTACGGAACGTAGATAATAATACGCTCATGGCTTCCATTAAAAAATACGTCAGATCGTTCATGGATTCTCAGAACACAGAGGACATGATAATGACCAGGATGGCGTTTGGGCACCCTGCGGTACTTGACGTTCCTTACGTGGATGTGGATCGGGAGTATAGTCGATACATGAACAAAAAACAAGATAGCGAAAACCCATTATCCTTATTCGATTTATACCAATCTTACCTTGACAACAAACTCCATAAAACAAAATTATATGATAATGCCTATAAGTATCTTGACTTCAAACCTGGTCCATCTTTGGGTCTTATTTCTGATGATCCTGATATTTTGAAATCAATAGAATTATCTTTATCTGGAAAAGACAGGTTGATGTTGTTTGATTATAGCATGACCAGTACCGACCCTTCTTTATCAGGATTGTTTTATTTGGAGAGGTATGACCCTTCGTATGCTGGGAATGATTTTGAACACTATTTTTACACCAGGCACCCGTATTTGTTAAAAGAAAAATCGGGTTCTAATATCGTAGAGCAAGATGGTGTTATAACAGCAGAAGGTATTTATGATAATTTTATAAGAGTAGGTAATAAGATATGGTCTAAAGTAAGCGAGAGTAGTTCTGGCTCTATCTACCAAAATCTGACAGGAACCGAATCGGAGGTGAAATACGATTCTACTCAGAAGGCTAAGACGGTAGAAACTGATTACGCTCCATACCAAAACAGATCTGGCTTGACGCAAGACATGACCGTAAGCAAGTCTGAATTGGATGATCTTAACAAATTGGAATGCAGGTAATTTTTGTATATATATATATAGTTTTTTCATAGTTATAATTTGGGAAGTGAGGCTTGTGAAAGTCTCACTTTTCTTATATATGCACGTATATCAATAACATACAAGAAAAGTTAGATTTTCATTGTTTATGAATTATTTTTGTTAAGTTTGCAATATTAGTTTCAGGAAGGGATTATGGAAATAAGGAAAAAGTAAGAACCGAACGTAACTAATAACAGTAGGAAATGAGAATCAGTACCATCAAACGTAACAACAGCATTCATCTTATGTATAAAAACATTATGAATGATTTAGGTCAATTAAGAACTGTAGTTTCAAAATCCTATATTTATAATCTGATACAAAATCAAACCGGATTAAGTATCAGAACTATATCCCATGTACTTAACCATACCAAAGAACAGGATACGGATTCTTTGTGAAAAGCATGTATTTTCATACATTTGTTCGTTCTTTAGTTTTAGTAGGGAAAAGTTTTTCATGGTATTTTAGTTTAGATTAGTTGAGGCAGGATTCGCAGTGATGCGGATCCTGTTTTGATTTACAGCGCTTTACCCAAAAAAGGAAAAGCGAAAGTTGCTGATTATCAATTTTTCCCCATAAATGGGGAAAACTACTCGTTGTATATTATATTTCCGTTTTTACTGAAAATCCTTCCATTTTATCGGAAACAAACTCAGCCTTGTTCCACCCTGCAATCATGATCTTTGTTACGTGCTTCATGCACGTATGTTTAACAATTAAATACTATAAAATTATGGGTGGTGATAAAATCGTCCTTTTAGATGGAGCCGGGGCTAACGGTGGTGGTGCAGCCACTAACGGTCTTCTTTCAATGATTCCCGGCATGTTTGCTAATTTGATAGGTGGTAATAAAATGGATCCGAATCTGGTGGCGGCTTTGATGAACGGTCGTAACAACCAGGACGGTTTCGGTGGGGCTAACGGTTGGTGGCTCTGGATAATTGTTTTGTTCTGGCTGTGGGGTGGACGCGGCTTCGGTAACGGTTTTGGAAATGGCGGTGATTGTTGTGCCAATGGTTTGCCGGCTCAGTTGAATAACGATTACGGTCGTGAACTTTTGATGCAGGCAATTCAAGGTAATCGTAGCGCCATAGATCAGATTGCTTCTGCTTTGAACTGTTCTACTACTCAACTTCAGAACGCTATCTGCAACGTACAGGGTGCTATTGATAAAGTAGCTGGTCAGGTAGGTATGACTTCTCAGGCTGTTATCAACGCAGTTCAACAACAAGGTTGTGAAATAGGAAATCAAATCAGCTCTTGCTGCTGCAATCTGAGTTCGTTGATCAATCAAAGCACTTGCCAGACTCAGGGAATGATTACTCAGCAAGGTTTTGATAACCAGCTTCGCACGTTGGAACAAACCAATGTCTTGCAGAACGGTCTCAACCAAGGTCTGGCTAACAATCGTGAGCAAGCTACAAGCCAATTCAATATCTTGTCTGCGAAACTTGACGCCCAAACCGTTATGATCAACGACAAATTCTGTCAGTTGGAAATGAGGGAAATGCAGAACACTATTGCTCAACTTCGTGAAGAAAAAGCGGCTTTGACAGCTTCGGCATTATCTCAGCAACAAACCCAGAATATCGTTGGTCAATTACGCCCGACGGCCGTCCCGGCCTACCCCTCTTGTTCTCCTTACCAGGCTTATACTTGGGGACAGGTATTCGGAGGAGGTTGCTGTAATAACGGATGCGGATGTAACAACGGATGTTGCAATAACAACGCTGCCGTCTGATTTTATTAAGAAAGGAGGCTAATATGGCTTGTGTTTCTAAAATAGGATCGTTGTATGAGATGGTTACGAAGAATGTTATTGTCAGTACGACAAATACAGTCTTCGGTATTAACCCACGGGCTTGGATCGCCCTTCCGTGTGAGGGTCTTATCCTTCTTAAGATAAGGCAAGTAGTCCCCACAGCCGGAAGTGCTCTACCGGTACAGATTGCGGTCCCGGCAAACAGCACAGTTTCAACAGTAGGAGCCGACACCTGTTGCCCGGTTACGGGAGTGAATGTCGTGAACCCTATTAACGTAGCTGTCACGGGTGCTGCTATGGTAAATGGCACAGAACGCCTTCTGTACTTCAATAAAGTTCGTGGCGTGTTAAGATTAATGGATTGTTGTGTTCCGACAACAACAGCCCAGGCGTCTGAAGTTAAAGCAGGTAAATGATTTCAGTAGGGTGATGAAGATCATCACCCTATTTTCACCTAACTAATATTTTGATCATGTTTTCAGATTTGAAGAAAGGGTTTCAGGTACATACCCTTGATACTAATACAGTACCTAAATACGAATTGGGAAAGGTAGTAGCCGTATCCGAACCCAGGTATCTTCCTCCTCAGCCAGGTCAGTATCAGGCGATGCAGACCCGCGTGGTGGATCTGACGGTAGAGCTCACTGGCGAAACCAAGACCTATACGGTCCCGGAATCCCAGAATGTGGCTAAGGCTATGGGCATAACATTATCTACCAGCATAGATCCGATTATGAACGAACTGAATGCTATAAAAAACACCAGTCAAGACATAATAAACAGCGTAGATGCCCATCGTGCCAAGATAGAGGCTTGTGAATCTATATTAGAAGACATCAATCCGGCATTCAAACAAACGAGAGAGCAGGATCGTAAAATAGCTGGTATAGAAAATAAGGTGAATGACCTTACTGATTCATTCGAAGATTTAAAGAAGTTAATTGTAGAACGTTTGAAATAAGTATAATATGATAGTATATGATTTAAATTCAGGACACAGAGAATATCCTGGATATGACGAGATAGAAGACAGACGAGGTGGAGGCAGAGGCAGAAGCCGGCGTTCTGATGGGACGTACATGGGGTACGGTGGTGGTATTTACGACCATTACGGTATGCATGAGAAGATGAAGGAAATGGAAGAACGCGAAAACGAGCTGGAAGAAAGGGAAAGAAGGCTTGAAGAGCGCGAACGTCGTCATGAAATGGAGGACCGGGAATACCGGAGGATGGGTTACGAATCCTACCCGACCGATTACTATGGAGACGACAGATACTACGGTGACGGACCTCAGATGCGTAGAGGTCGCGGACGTGGCAGAGGTCGTTCTTATTGAGGAGCAGACGCAGAGGATCCAGCTTATCAGAAATATGTAGATACTTACGGCTACCATTTTTCTAATGCTCTCGCTGATGAGGCGGTAAAGAAGATGGTCAACGTCGATGGATCCAAGAGGATCTGGAAGCAGCCGGAAATAAAAGATATTTTTGAAAAGTGCGGAGCGAAGAAGCCGGATAAAGCGACATGGGGCGATGTCCAATATGTCTTTGCAATGTACTATTCGGATGGTTTTCCGAAGGTCTTCAAATGTGAGAACGAGTTGGTGAAAGCTACGTTAATGTATTTGGATGATCCGGATGCTCCCGAAGGAGTAGCCTTTATAAGATGGCTTGCCGTGCAAGATTACCTCGGCGAAAAAATAAACTGGAAGGATCTGACCTGAGATCCAGACCCAGGTCCTTCCGGTGGTGCGGGAGCCATAGTAAAAAATATGATTCCCGCATTCCCGTTTTTCCCGTTTGGAAAAAAGGAATAAAAATATTATACCGGTCGGCGGGCAATAGAATACCCGTGGCCGGTTTGTTTCACATAACTTTTTTTTGACATGAATATAGCACACGAATCTAAATCGAATAAAACCCCATTGTATTTAATAGGAGAGTTGATTGGCGTACCGAATACGGTTATGGACTCAGCATTGCATGAACTGAAAGATAGAATAGACAAAGACCCTAAATATAAAGATGTTAAAAATTGGCTCGAATCTTTACCCAAGATCTGAACCTATTTTTTTTCAATACCAGGCCCGATGCGATTTTAACGTATCGGGTTTTTATTTTAATTCATATTGTTTTATTTTAAATCTAATTAATTCATGAATGTCGTACTTTTGTTGAAAAAGTATTCTATATGGAAAATAAGGAAGATTACGTTGGTTACGAAGATCAAGAACTGTGTAACCGGTATTACAAAGAGGCTGAAGCCATGAGGCAAAATCAGGACTGGCCTCGGCTTAGGGCTGTCCCTGCTCCGGCTAAGGGAACGCCATCGCCCGGATGGGGTCAGCTTGGACGTGGAAATGATGTCCGTGTTAAGTATGTTAGCATCAATTCAGGATTAGGAGGGGACAGGTTATGACCGTAGAAGAATTAGCTAATAAAAGATACGGTGGCGAATTTGTTTTCATGCTTGGTCATTTGGAAGGTGTAACAAGATTCGTTTTTGAATGTTTCGATCCCAGACCTGATCACGAAGGTAAAAATACTTATATGGTTTCCTATTTTGATAAGGGACTTCGTAGAAGAGATGTGGTAGATGTGCCATGTTATATGAATGTTTTAGCAAAATAAATTAAAATATTGTAAATATCGTGGTTAGAATCGCATATTTCGGAACCGATGGCTGCCCTGGTCATTACGCTATTCCGATACGAGGTAAATTCACAGAAGAGGATATTAAGGTAATAGAATCTGTAGATTGTGATGATTTCTATAAGGTATTTGACGTCATGCGTTTTAAGATAGCTGAGTTTAAAGGATGGACGATATTGGGGATCCCGGCAAGCTTAGACGATCATAGACCTGGAAGCAAAACCGTTATCTTCATAGAGGGTGAAGCTAACGAAGCTGATTTTATAGAAGTCACACAAGAGTATTCTTTTCTTAAAAATAAGGTAAAGAAACTTGCCGAATTGTATCATGATGGAGAATGGCTTGCGACTGGTAAATTGAATCAAGATCCGCCTACTAACAAGGAGCGGTTTCAATTTACGTTAGACAAGGATGATATTATTAACATGATTAGGGGAGTCGATTTAGATCCTTATTCTGATGTGGCGAATGAAATGGAGAAAATCGGATTGGGATCATCATCTGATTCTTCATATGAGGGTCCCATATGGTCTTGGTTTGTTAACAAAGTAGAACTTTGGCAGAAGAATAATGTATGGGATAGTTTCTCCGCTGAGTTTTTGTGGGGTTTGTATTGTAGGATAAAGAAAGTATAGTAACAATTAATTTAAAACAAATCATGGAATTAAAAGATTTTAAAGATGCGGTTAGAGTAATGACAAAAGAAGAGTTCGAATCAGCAATCAACGAAGATATTAAATTCGTTGAAAGATTTAAGCATTTTTTTAAACATGATGATGTTGCGAGGATAATAGAACACGTAAAGTCAGTGTTAGAAGCATCAGTGGACTACTTCTATCCTAATCATCCTGAAGTAGAATTTGAAAAAGATTTTAATATACAATACGATGTCAATAATATCTTGAACAAATACGGCCACACCGAAATGGGTATGTATAAAATACAGCTCTATATAGAGAACATTTTGGGTAGTATTCAAAACAAGAAGCCTGTAGACGTGGGAGAAGTCTCTGACGGATACCACACTTTCAATGAATTGTATCGGTATAGCATGTTGTATAACGCTGCCTTCTTTAATCTATTAGCCAGAAGCGGACAGGTTGAAGTTTGCAAATCAAGGAGACACAGCGACGGAGAAAAATGCTTCGGTTCTGATGATTGGTTTATTGTGATGGCGATCCTGCCTACCGGTCAGGTATCTAATCACTATGAAAGCAAATACTGGGATTTGTTTGATGTTCCTGAAAGAGAAACCGCTTTCGAATACGATGGCCATACACCAAATGAAGCCTCCGACAGACTTGAAAAGTATCTCAAACTGCCTCGTCATGGCATGACATTCGAACAGGCTTTAGAACAGCTTAAATTAGGTCGTAAGATAAAAAGAATCGATTGGGGTAAAAAGTATATCTATATGTTTATTGTAGAATCTGACGTAAATATATTGATGGTAGATACAGGTCAAAAAGTAGCATCAAATTGGAATCCAACCGAACATGATATTATGTCTAATGACTGGGAGATTGCGGGATGAGTTTGTTTGTATGTTCAAAGTGTGGCTGTATAGATAATACAGCCACATCATGTTACTGGGCTCTTATAAGACCTTGTAAGAATCGTATTTACGATAAGTTGCTAAAGGGATATGAAGGCAAGCCTCTTTGTTCTGAATGCGCCGCTATTGAATATGATAAGGATGATAAACTGGTGGTAGTTCCTGGAACGTGGCATGGTAAGTTCAAGAAAGAATGGCCTACTGAAGAAGAAAAGAAGCATATTGGTAAAAACGGTATTTTAAATATGTAAATTATGTGTGATAAGGAAATTGTTGTATGCGCAGCTATATGGGTTCAAGATCACAAGAACAAGCCTCACGGTCCAGTAAATATACCATCCGGAACCGTATTTTGTGGATTGAGGCATTGTTCCATAATATCGCAACTTGCGGCATACGGTATAGCCCATAAAAACCGCAGTGTTCAAGGATTTTTGACAAGCAAGAATCGGTTTTTAACAAGAGAGGAAGCGTCTGAACTTGTTAGAAACAATAATCAGGAGATGGTGGTAGATAGGAATGCCATTAGAGAACAGTTGTATTCAGAAGATTTGTATTAACTAAAAAATAAAACAATATGGGATTTATAATCAGAAAGTCAATCATTTATAATATGATGGACGGCAATCAGTTAGAGTATGAATTTGACAACATAAATTTAGATCATATCACATTTAAAGGTAATGGTAAAGAACCTTTTTCATTTAACAGAGTCCTTGTTGAAAATTTAATTGAGACATTTGAGACTATGCAAGATATATACTCTGATAATTACGGAATTAAGGTTTATACCGGTAATTGCATAATTCAACTGAATGTAAATCCAAAGAACTTAAGTGAATCCTTTTTTGACGTATATGATAGAGATGGGATGAAATTGATATATAGCATACAAAATAGTATCTTGAAAGAAATGTTTGTCATATGATTACTAAACAAGATATACAAGCAGCAGCATCGTATATTTTCCGAAGCAGTTTTGTCTCGGAGGACCAGGCAAGGAAAGCAATGGTAAGAGTCGGCAATAACGCTACCAAGATCCTCGTCAAGACCTTTAGAGGCAAGTTGTTCAAGAAAGCTTTTGAAAGAGCCCGTAGAGGAAAGGATATCAGTTCTTTTGAAAGACAGGAAAAAGAAAGTGGTTTCAATTTTCTACACAATCCTAATAATGGTCGTATGCAAAGCGGTCATATTATAATAGATGGAATTGGTCTGTTTAAACAAATAATTCATGAAAGGTAAAAAAGTTGATATTCGTTTAGGTAGAGGTCTGGCGAATCAGATTAAGATAAACAAAACCATTCCAGTGTCTCATAAACCAAAAGAAGAACGTCGAATGATGTTTATTTGTGGTGATGATATTGCTTCTATTATAAAGCGGTTTGAAAACGAATCAAAGTAATATAAAGTCGGACATATATCTTGTCCGATTTTTTTTATATATTTGTGGCATGGCAAGAGGTTATTATTGGATACCACAAACAGATGAAACGTTAAATGGCAGAAGCTATTACGTGGCTAAGATAGTAGGAGATATCACGTTTGATACTAAACGAAAAAGAATCGTATTTCAAGCTGATAGGTATTTCCCTGTAGGATCTGTTTTCCATTTTACGCACAATTGCTTCAATTATATCATAACTTGCCTAATTCGTAAGCCGGGGCTTTGGTTTGAAGCCAGGAGAGAGGATTCGGGCTCTATTTGCCCTGAAGATATTGAGCGCTTTGAATCGGGAAGGTTTATACACCGAGATGGGTACATGCATTACATATAAGCTGAACTTGACGATTTTTCGTCAGATTATAATTTTTTTTTCATATTATTTTTAAGCCATCAGACTGAGAAGTTAGGTGGCTTTATTTTTTATGATATGCTTTATTTTTAACTACCTTTGTCTCATAACAAAAATGTTTTATCATGGTATCAACGTGTATTATTAAAAGAGATAATAAAAAGAAAGTTGTTTCTGTCTCTACCAGATCAGGGGACAGGTCTATGTTGTTTGATAAGATAGCATCTATTCCTCTTATGGAGAACAGGGAACGGGCTACTACTGTTTTTAAAACCGTATTTTCTAATAAGTTCTTAAAGGATTTTGGCGACTGGAGAAAGAGAGTGCCTATCAACAAACCGGCTTATAATAAGGTTAAATCCAACATTGATCTTATTCCGGAAGCTTATAGAGAAAGGGTACTGGATAAGGCTTCTAAGATGAGTAATCCTGTTCTTGTATCAAAATCAGATGCAACTTATGGGATTCAAGAATCAGGCTTCGGATTCTATAGCCAAGATCTGGGTGATAATATTATGTTGGTGGATGCTATGGTTCCGTCAAGTATTTCCGTACCGGAAGGACCTGGAATAGACGCCGGGCAGTATCTACAAGATGCTATATCTTCGGACTTCACTCCCGTATCTATGGTACAGGATAAGGGTGTTAATTATATGGTTATAAAAGACGGTCTTAAGATATTTAGCCCAGAAGAGTTACCACAGACAGATTCTAATCCTGTGGGTGTAACGTATCAGACCGGAGAGCCTCGTTTGTTTTTCATGAACGATCGTAGTCAATTATTTGAAGATTACGGAGAAGCTCTTCGCTCTGGCGGGAATGATATTAGAATAGGATTCTTATCAGGCACCGTTCAAGAATCTGCCTGGGATGGCGTGGCAGACATTACTTACAAAGCTGGAAAGTATGTTCTTAATAATCCCAAGTCTTTTATACCGGTCATGACCGCTTCTGCTTCTACTTCTTTATCAACAAAAGGCGGGATAATTAACTACCTTATAAAGAAAGGTCTTTTGTCAGGATCTAAGATATTCGATCCTGAAACAAGAAGCTATTATCTTACAGGAGAAGGTCATACAGGACAAATTAGACTTTTCAATTCAGCCTTATCATACACTGAGCTCCGTAATCATTTTGGTTCCGATGTTTCCATGAACGACCAGGGTATGATAACCATAAGCTCGTTGGATAACAGTAAGGTAACTATGAGACTTGCCACCGGAGGAACGGAAAGGGTTAGTAGGGAACAGATAAAGAACGATCTTAAGTCAGGAAGATACAATGAATTGGACGCCAAGTACGATCATTTTGATGCGCTTGTAGTTTCATTCATATTAGAAGACAACGATCTTTATGCTGATACTAAAGCTAAGATCGTATCAGATTATAGCAGGCAGGAACGTGATCAACGAAATTCTATTGTCGAGATACTGAAAACTCTTGGCGTTAGTGTCATAGGTATGACCGACTATATAGAGAAGTACCAAACCAAATACGGGCATGAACCTTCTGCTAAGGCATTGGCGGATATTGCCAATAACGTAATAGCAGTTGGTGAAGATGCTACTTTATCCGATTTAGTAGAAGAAACAGCCCACTTCCTTGTAGAGGCATACAGAGATCAGAATGCTGTTGAGGCTGTTCTGCAAGATGTAGAAGGTACGGAAGAGTGGAACCAATATGCAGGTCAGTATTATAATACATACGGTAAGGTATATGAAGGCTCTGAACTTGATAATGCTGTTAGGAGAGAAATTCTTGGAAAGATCCTCGCCAGGGAGATGCAGACCGGCACAGCACAGGCGCCGGTAGAGCCCACCTCCTTCCTGGGGAGCGTCCGGCAGCTTCTCTCTGGAATAGTAAGCTGGCTTAAATCAACTTTATCTACCCAAAGACAAGATTTGAATAACGTTATTAAAAACATTCGTGATCTTGCCATTACCGACATAGATAAAGGATTTGACACCTCTCTGTTAAAGGATAATGACTTTACATTATACTCCCTTTCTTCTATGAACAAGAACAAGTTTCTTGAGTCCAAGATCAGATCACTAAGAAAAACATTAAGAGACTTACGTCAGATAAGCTCTGATAGGGCTGTAACTACGTCTATGACCCTTGCTCAGCTTAAGACCATAGAAGATAAGATAAATAAGGTAGAGACCGAAATAGACAAGAATGAGATGGCGGCTGCCATGAACAGCATGATCTCCACAGCCGAAGCTCAGGTCAGATACTTAAGTAATGTGGTGAACACCATCCTTCATGGTGATACCAAAGACGGCAAGCTTCATTTCAATACCAATGATCGAAAGAACGTAGATATTATCAACAATCAGGTTCTTCCGATCATGAACGATCTTCGAGGATATATCCGTAACAGAAGTACCGAATTTGATGAACGTGAAAAGCAGGATTATACAAATAGGATCAATACCGTCATTGCCGACATCAATGGTATTCAGTCTGATATTAAATCAGTACAAGACCTTGATGAAAGCACGTTGCTTGATAAGTTAATGAACGAACTTCATGTGCCGGCAGATAAGGTAAAGAGAGTAAAAGAATTTTTCGACAAGGTTCAACACGATGTTTCTTGGATAAGTAGGTGGTTTGGTATATTAGAGCATTCTTCCAGTCCGTTCAATAACGCTCTTGGAGCTATGATTGCCAAAGACAATTACAATGCGATGGTGAATGCCCAGCCCGCCATATCCGACTTCCTGGCATATGCGAAAAAGCATGGTTTTAACAAATCTGAATTTGAAAAACTGCTTCAGAAAGTAGACGGCAAAACTTCTAATTACCTTCGTAGTGCTCTTGATATGGCTAAATACGATCGTAATAAGAAGCTGGCGCAGATGCGAGCGTTTGCGACTGCCATGAACATAGAGATATCAGAAGAAGAAATTGGTGATGTGGTTGACAATAACCGTAATTACGTATTTAAAAGAGAAGTAGTTGACAAGGATGGAAATACGGTTACTGAAAACGCTAAATTCAAACCATCGTCTGATAGAGTTAATACCGATATTTTTACCATCGAGCAGGAAAAGATCTATACAGAGCAGATGGAAAAGTGGGATGCTGAAAATTCGGAACTGGAATTTAGCGAAAGTTATGCCACAAGAATGGAATCCATATACAAAAAGGCTGAAGAAGAATTAGGGCATCCGGTTTCTCAAACAACCAAAGAATACCTTAATGCTCTATCCAGGCAAAAACGGATATTGAGGCAGCCTTTTATTGATAGCGGTGGTAATTTTGATGAGGCCTCCTATTTTAAAAGCAGCAATTACGAAGAAGAAGGACTGCTTCGTAAACAACGTAAGGAAGCAGCTTCAGAATACATATATGTAGGAACCAGGAGAGTGGAAAAAACCGGCGACCAACTTAAGATGGCCAAAGAAATACAAGCCATAAATGAAGTTTGGAGAAAGGAATCAAATAATGTCACTAATGCCGTATCAGAATCGTTTTTGCAAAAATTAAGAACGATTCAGAGCGAGTCTGGAGGAGAAGCTGCGCTGAAGACGCTTATGTTGGGGGGTCACCTGTCATTCAACGATCGGTTTTGGAATGACGTAGAATCAGAACAGTCGGCACGTACCGAATCAAATAACAAGGCTTCGTATCTTAAAATGGCGCATGATATCATTAGTTCTACGACAAGTGATAGAGATGCGACTGACGTGGATTCGATTGTAAAAGATATAGAAAAAAATAAGGCCATTATCAAGGAAATAATTGGAAACAATCGCGATGTGGCTGATATCGGAGAGATTAACGAAGCGACATTTACCTCATCTGAAAGAGATGCTTTTAGGGCCGCATCTGAAGCTATTGAAGCCGATTACGCTATTTTGATAGATTATGCTAAGATGGTGGGTCTTGAAGATATTGATAAGTACCTTACTAAAAGCAGTAAGGCTGAAAACGAAGTAAATCAGTCTTATTTAAATGCTCTTGCTGACTCCAAGGAAGTGGAATGGAAGTTCGTACAACGTCATACTACGGCGAAGAAAGCAAAAAGGATTCAGGCTTTAAGGGATAAGCTGTTTAAGGCTGCTGATAACCGATATCTGTTTACCGTATCTGAAACCAACTACCTGTCAGAAAAGCTTGGTATAAGCAAAGAATTAGACGGTAGAGATTTCAGGAATGCTGTTAATGCTAAGATGGCCAGTTTATTTTTAAATAATACAAGAGAAGAGGGCGTAGAAGAAGCTAATGCTATTGTTAATGAATTTGCCAGAAGCCAGGTTTTTTCGTACTATAAACGCATGGCGCCTACCGGATATGCAGCTATGATCGACAAAATCGGTCGAGGTGAGATAGATGTGGCGCAAATGGTTAAGGACGTACAAAACGGTACATCCACCCAAGATTATGGCATGGACATATCGTACTTGTCTTTCGACCCTGCAAGGGCATGGGTGGCTGAATCTGAAGCCGAAAATAGCGGTCGTAATCCTGATTATGTAAAAGATCATGGGTATGGTCATCGAATGCCTAAGAAAAGCCTGTATCGTGACGAATCGTATTTCAATGACTTTGGTATCAAGTATGATGCTGACGGTAATGAGGTTGCTACTAAAAACGTAGAGCAGTGGAATATGATTCAAAAACTCAAGGAAATAAAAAGACAATCCCTTGATCTATACAAAGAGCAGAGCCCGAACCTGTATGCTATTCCACAGATATCAAAACAAGATATAGAACGTATGGAAGGATTGGGTATTAACTTCAAAAATACGGTTCGTAATTTTGTATCAGATCTGTGCCTGGACAGAGTAGACGATTCTCTATATGGTAAGACCAGGCAAGGAGAAGTGTATGACCCGGAAGACAGACTTAGGTCTATACCTAAATACTACATATATGAATTGGAGAACCAAGATGATGTATCTCACGATTTTGGCTACTCTTATTCGATGCTTATGATGCAGTCATCGTTATACAACGAAAAGCAGAAGTCTATAGAGCTCGCTCAAGGACTGGAGCAGATGTTACTGAATAAACAATTTGAAGGTGGTAAAAAGGCTGAAGCAACCCAAGCATATCAGATGTTCAGGGACTTCTTCAACGATCATTATTATGGCATTAGGATGAACACCAAAAAACTTACGGTGAACATCGGAGGATATACGGTAGACCTTACAAGAATTATGATGGCTGTTGAAAGATTTATGTCGGTCATGAACTTGGCACTGTCTCCATTTGTGGCAGCTACCGGCGCCTTAACAGGTCATATCAACCTCATCATGGAATCTGCCGTAGGACAGTATATAAGCAAAGACTCCCTTAAATACGCATCGGCTGAATTTTCACGCCTTGCTCCATCTTGTATAGCAGAAACCGGAGACATAGATAGGAAAAGCAAATTATATGTCATAGGTGAGAGAATGGGGATATTCAATATCCGAAATCGTATGTATGGTGCCGGATACAATAGAGCGGCCAGGACCTTAATGCGTTCGCCTATGTATGCTTTTATGGAAATCCTGAACTACCCTCTTGATCCGCAGGTTATGATTGCTACTATGGACAATGTTCGTTATTACAAAGGTCGGTTCTACACGTTCCAAGATTTCAAGATGGAAAAAGAACGTAATAAAGAACAGAGTACCATAAAAAGAGAATGGAACGCATTAAAAGATCGTACTTTATGGAGTATGGTAGACGTCGTGGATGGGAAGGTGGTTGTAAAGCCAGGATCGGGTGTTACTGTTGAGGAAGTTGAAACCCAGATGGCTATAACCAGGAATCAAGTCCGTAGCTTGTCGCAGATATGTAACGGATCTTTGAATGAAGAAAACCGAACTGCCGCATCGCGCAACTGGATAGCCAGGTTCATGACCGCCCACCGAGGATGGTTGGTGCTGGCGGCTCAACGTCTGTGGAAAAGACGTGGCTTCAATTTCCAAACAATGCAAGAAGAGGAAGGGTTGTCAATTACGTTAAAGAATATGATAGCCAAAACATTTAGCCTGGCTTCCGAGTCTGGTATGAAAAACATCATAGATGCCTGGAACGAAAATAAAGACAATATGAATGAGGTAGAAAAAACTAATCTCAAACGCCTCAGTGTCTATGCCGGCACGTTCCTTATCATGCAAGCCGTATCCATGCTTCTTGCCGGATGGCGTGATGATGATGAAAACGAAGAAAGTTGGCTTACTCAATTTGGATCTTACGTTGGATTCAGAACCATAAACGAAATAGCTTCACAGATGCCGTTTATTATGGAGCTTAACGTTGTAGATATCATTAACGACCCGTTTGTTATGGGAAGGAAGCTGAAGGATCTTACCGATCTTAGGAATTATTCACTTGATAAAGTAACATCCGGTACATACAAAGGAGAGTCTAAGCTATTTAGGCAACTCGCCAAACAGACGTTTATCAAACAATGGTATAATATCAAGACGCCGGAAGACGTAGCGCGCGCCTATAATTGGTGGCAGCAGACAAACAACAAGTCAATGATGTTCTTCATCGGCGCTACTCCTGATTCGGAAGGAGACGATGACGTTAGTTACAAATAGACGAAGAATATCGGACTTGCATTGTTTTTGTATGATTCCAATATGTTATATTAGCATCGTCAAAGAGTAGATTGTACGTTTTTTTGTTCTTACTTGAAAGATTATGTAGGTTTAATTTTTTCTGAAATTGTTTTCTTACCGGTTCTCAGTCAGAGATGATAGGGAACCGGTTTCTTTTATGTTGTCAATTATTGCTATCTTGCAAACAAAAATCATGAGACGAAGATTTCAAATAGGGATGGGGGTAAATCCCTCGCTTATAATCAATAAAGGCATATACATCCAACATGTAGATGGAGGATTATATACAAAAGAAAATTGGTCTAATAAAGGATATTCCAATGATCTATGCAATGGAATAGCTCTTGTAGATAAAGTGTGTTTTGTTATAGCCACCGAATATATTGGCACATTTCGTTGGGGTAAGGATGGAGAAATAGACAATATATTTGCACAAGATAGTTCTCATATGGGAACTATTAAAAAGGATTATTGGGGGCGTGAAAATCAGAATGCGTATCTTGAATATGATACCAGTAATACAGATTACGCTTTTAATAAAGCTAATAGCTATTTATTTAAAAATGGTCAAAATGGATATGTAGGTGGCGCCGGAGAGTTTTTTTTGATATCATTGTATGCTAATGAAATAAACGAATGCCTTTTAATGGTAGGAGGTACGATAATGAGTAATAGAATGTGGACATCCACTCGAAATGAAAAATTTTCCTATTCGTGGTATTATGATATAAACATCCAAGGAGATCATTTGGATACAGGTTCAAGGGGTAGTTCACATTATGTCCGTCCTTTTACTGAATTAATTTTATAAAATTATGAGAAGAAGATTTGAAAATATTAATACAGTTGCTGGCGGCAAGATCCCTGTTTTTGCTTGTTCGATTTCGGCCCCTACAACCACATGGCGAAATCCTGTACCTATTCTTGGTTGTAGATACCGATCTAATGGAGCAACTATGGCGGCTTCCTATGTTTTAGATGAAATTAATAATAGCAAGGTATGTACGATGGGCGGTAATCCTATAAATTGTACGATATCAAATTCTGGACAATATATCCAGGCTTACTTTAATGAAGGATCGGTAACAGGTGATATTATGTTACAGTTTACGATTGGAGACGTTTTTTATTATTTCTTTATTACAGAAGGATCCAATCAAGTACCTCAACTGAAATTAAGTCCAAGTACTCACCTTATTCATTCAATATATAAGATAAGTACAATTGGCAGCTTTGTTCCTATTGACACCTATGTAGAATTATAATAAAAGATATAAAAATAGTACTAAAATGTATTAGTATAAGATAAGACGGTTATTAATCATATATTACAATAATCCCCAACCGTACACCTATTGTATGGCCGGGGATTATTGTAGTTACCATCTTCTCTTGTAACAAGAATCCACTACCTTTACCTTTCCTTCTTCTTTCTCACCATAATTAAATTCATACGCATCTTCGAATGAATAAAAAACAGCATAATACGACACGCCAAACATATTATATTTTATTCTGTTTTTCCATTTCCCAAAAATGTTTTGATATTGGCACCAATATTCTATTTCCCCATTAGTTAATTTCCTTTCAAATATTCTAATAGGAACATGAAATAGATTCCTAAGCATTAGCTTTATGACCTTCCCTATCTGTGAAAACTAAACCAATACCTTCTATAATATATCCTACTACAGGAGCTTTGTCAAATTCCTCCTTCGTAGCCCAAGTGGCATTATCAGGCATCAGATCCTTAAATGCATCCGAAACATCACCTTGGCACCAGCAGTTATTTGATACAACAATGCCTTTCCCTTCGATATTGATATACATTTTTCTTCCACCGCATCCAAGGCTGTTCCATCCGCTCGGTACGTTTTCCACCATAGGCTTAAGCACCCAGCTTTCACCGTCTATCCTAACCCATCCTGGATCGTCTTTGTGCTTGTCGTACATATTTTGCCAAAAAGAGCATTCGTAGCACCACCCCCTGTCTTCCATGACAGTTCTTATCTCACACCTTTCAAATCCATCTGCATCCATCGTGTGCGGAGAATGAGGCTGGTGAGGAGTGCCACATTTTGGACATACGAGTTTTAAATTATTTTCCATATTGTTTCACTTTTATGATCTTAATAGAATCTCCTATATTGTATTCCCCTTGGTATCCAACGAATTTTATAAGTCTATTACTGTTAAATATTGAAAATCCTCCGTCTTCACCATAATACATCACACGCCCACCCTGTAAAGGACGTAAATCATATATAACCCATCCGTTATTAACCTGACTATCATCATGCGAACATGATGATAACACAAGTGCCATCAATAAAACAAAATACCTCATGTTATTTTCAACATAAAAATTTATAACCTGGTTTTACTGCCTCTGCTTCTTCTCTCGTATCAAACATTAAGATAGTAGTTGATTCTGTACCTTCACAAATGTAAGATACTTCCACCCACCACCTAAAAATTCCAGAGCCATAATCATCATAGTACGGCTCAGAAAGAACTTCTTCTACATACCCATCCAAATAATTCACGATCGCTCCTCCTTATTTTTAGATTCTGCCTCTTCGAGTATGCTGATCACCTTATCAACAATATCCGAATCAGACATTTTCTCAATAAAAACATCCATTGCCTTAGTTATGTCATTGGCTTCTTTTTCTTCAAGAGCTATTTCTCCACCGGTAATAGCATCAGATAATGATGTAGATAAGTGTCTTATCTTATCAATGCTCATAAACGTAAATGGATTACCACCTTGACCTCCACCCATTTCTTTCATGATCTGATATCCACCTGAGATAAGTCTGCCTGATGTCGTGGCCAAGGAGGATACGATTAGGGACAGTACCGCCGCTTCCGTCCGCTCCTCGGACACACCCCTCGACCACACGGCTGCCCTTATAGCGCCGGCCAGGTCGTCTATGTATGGCATGAGACAGTCTTCCATGACCTGTGTTATATCAGCAATAACCTCACTACGTTCTTTATTTATGTAGTAGATAGAAGCATTGTACCTCTTTATCTCTTTGTCCATATCATTTAAAAGACGCTTGATATTGTGCTTATACATAGGACTGGTTTTAATTACTTCCTTTAGCTTAAGAATGTAATTATAAGCCTGGTCGTTTACGAACAACGTCATGGTCTCAACCGTTGAATGAAGCGTGTTGAGACTGTTAAGAATCTTATCGAAATTGTTTATCAAATAAGCTTTCCTGGCTTTTGCCGCGTAATTAATCATCGCATTTAAATTTTAGATTTTCAAGTTTATTCAATCGTTTCTTAATATATTCGATTAGGTACGCTCTCCGTTCCTCTGCATGTTTTAAAGCTTCTTCTTTGCTCTCAAAAGCATCCATTCCTATTTCATAAGGAGTGAACCTATCAGGGATGTCGGCTAACAAAAGACCGCCGTACTCTTCTATTTTAGCTTTTACTTTTCTTATTATACCGTCTCTCAGGCACGCATCCGTAACCCATATAAATCTATCACATTCTTCTAATTCCCTTTCGTACAATTCATACCATTCCGGCTTAGGAAATCTTAATGTGAATCTAATTTCGGTATCTTTCTCTAAGACATTAATATCATACGCCTCCGGCCACAGTTCTTTTATACTGTCTTCGTCTTCAGCATACGCCACCAGCACAAATGAATTACTGGATTCTGCGCTACACCAATACGGGTATTTTATAGGCCATTTGACTGGACGGTAGTCGTTACTACAGTCGGATTTTTTAATGTAAAATCTTGCTCTAATCATATCGTTATTAATCTAATAATTTTTCAATTTTAATTGATTTTGATGATAGATACATATTCCATGTTCCTCTGCCTCTGTCACCTTTTTCGTTTTGTTTTTGGATTGTCAAGTACAGATCTCCGTCTTCACATACTTCAACTTTTTTCAAGAAGCCTATCATTTCATCTCCTGTTTCGTGTAAAATACGGATCTTACCTCCTTCTTTTAACCCATAATTGGAATCAAAGTATTCTTTTTTGATTCTATCAATATTGTCTTTATGGTTTTTTATAGCATAAAGCTCTTTTCTTAATAAATAATTTAGTTGTTCTATTGTCATTTCTTTTCCTCCTTGTTTAATGGTATCAACCCTTTTCCATGCTTGTCATACCACAGCATAGCTATACAGTTCCATGCACATTGTGCAAGATGAAAACATCCTGTATCGGAATCCACTCTTTCCCCTTTCATGTATTCCATTAGGTGTCTGGCAGCCGCAGCACGATACCGTTCAAACCCGTTGTCAAGGTTCTGCCATTTATTGGGTCCGTACTTCTTTGCACCAGCATGATAGACTCTTACAATATCCTCAATCTCTTTCATTGGAAGCAAATCCCATCGTAGTTTGTCGTCAATGATGTCATTTTTCACCGATTTGTTTTCTATGGGGTCTTTGGTAAGAATAATATCCATAATATCCGTTTCTATGACGAACGTCTCCCCATTGTAACAAACCTCAGCATATTTATCATTTACTTCTATGTCTGATACTGCCTCCGCTATAGCTCCTTTGACGATTTTAAATTCGGCACTGATTATATCATCTTTTAATATGCGAAAAATAGATCCTTTTGGATAAAGGATATTTTTAGTATTATCATCCATCTTTTCCATTGCTTTATCGTTGTTTTACCTCATTTCGATAGTAATATAATCCATCTTCGTCTTATACCCTATCATTTCTGTTTTTCTCAAAATACTGTTTTACGGCTTCAATCGCCTTATCGTCATCAAAAGCCTCTACAAACCCCTCATAGAATCTATTTCGCTCCATAGAGAACGTATTGCTTCCATCCGGAATGGTTCTGAACACAACTACCTTCTCTCCATCTACGTTCGTTCCTATGATGTTGTTATGGAGAATAATAGAATACCGCCCAGAGTTTTTGTTCTGGACGACACTATGTTCGAGATTGTAGAGTCTAAGTAGTTCTCTTATTTCTTTTACTCCCATATTATTTTACGTTTTTAGAAGTTACAGCCTCTTCTCCCCATTTCTTTACATATATAGATCTCATCATGTTCATTAAATTAGAGAAAGAAGAGATGGTTCCCATCTCTATGCAGAATGCAAGATTAGACTGTAGGGTTTCAAGTTCTTTCAACTGCTCCTGTGTAGCCCTATTTCTTATCATGCTTTCATGCTCATTAAATACAATCCAATTTAAGCCTTTAGCCATCTTGGAGTAATCGGCATCCGGAAATCTTGATATAGCTCTTGACAAGACATTGTATTTATCACCTGCCTCTATTCGGTTTAAGATAAGCTTATCTGTTAACCACGTAACAACCTCAGCATACAACATAGGGTTTAGTTCCATAGCTACAAGCACCCATATATATGGATTACACATAGTTCTCCTATTCTCTCCTCTACCCATTGTCTTATAAGCTCCCATTTTTTTCATCACTTTTATAAGTGACTCTTTTTCAACAGATTGTATAAAACCAGGAAATCCTGATTCTATCTTATATCCTTGTTTTTCAAGGATATAGTAAACACGTTCCGCACTCTCCTTATTAGATAGGATATTCTCTATTCTCTTTTCATTCCACCCCATCTCAACCCTCTTCTTCGTATAGGCTTCCTGAAGGTCTGTTAAGGACATAAACGAAGTTTTAGTGTCCTGCTTAATTATTACGCCAAATAATTCTCGGTCTTTTGATACCATTGTAACATTTGTTTTCATAAAATATAACACATAAAAAATAATACGATACAAAAATATGTATCGTATTATATCTATACAAATATATTGTGTTAAATTTTATGATTATATTTTTACGTTATGCGCCTATGGCTGCCTCTAAATTCCCTATAATACCAGTTTCTATGTCATTGATTTTATCATCAATGGTTGAAACCGCATTCTCTAAATCCCCTACAATACTTTCTATATCATCAACAACCGCCTCCATATTAGCTACAGCCTCATCTGATTGATAATATCTTTCTGTATCTTGTAACGACTCCGGCATATTATCTCTTGCTTCCGTCTCTTCGTCTAAAATCATATCAACATCATCCTTGGCTGAATCCAGATTATGCCTAACCTCTGACAGCTTTGATTTGATAAACTCAAGATCTGTTTTATGCTTTTCCAAATTGGAAATAATATCCTCTATTTTCTTACGTCTTTTGCTGTTCATGCTTTTATTCTATTATAATATTCGATAATCTTTTCTTTCCTGTCTCCTGGTTTTACTGCCATATTCTCAGCCAAGAACCTAAAATACGACACTGGTATGTCCTTGAATCTAATTCCTTCATATTTTCCAAACCACATTATTATGCTGTCAAGATCGTCTTCTCTCCTACCATCTCCATTCACAGATTTAAGCGAGGCTGCCCGACGAAGGATCTCGTCTTTGGTAATAATATCACCCATCCTTATATTAGACAGAAGTTGATCGCCGGCAAACATACACCAGCCCTTAGAAGGGAATTGCTCGATTGTCAGGTCTTCTATCCGACCAAAGCGTCTCATGTTGTCGCAGCAATCAACTATCAGCGCCTCTTTCTTGTCAGGATGGATGCGGACGGCGCGGCCTAATATTTGGTAATAAGTTGAATATGAGAAAGTTGGTCGACCAAACATCACACAATCAAGTTCAGGAAAATCAAATCCGGTAGCAAGCGTTGAATAATTAAAAACCACCTTCAACTTACCTTCTTTGAAATCGGATATGATTTGCTCTCTTTTCTTTTTGGTTGTTAGCGATGTTACGACACCGGTTATGGCTCCCATCCTGGCATTCATGAACTCTGATATTCTATTACATGATTCGATAGAATCCATGCAAACCAAAATGGCTTTACGCTCGTTCATAAGTTGAAGAAGGCGCTTGTAGATAGAGTTGTTTAAGCCGTTTCGTACAATACTTTCTTTAATAGATTCGTTGGTGTATTCGGCTCCGGTACTGTTTAACATCAGAGCCGATTCATCAAACGACCATCGTTCGTACTTAAGTGGACACCAAAACCCTTGAGAAGTTAGTTCTTGTATTTGAGTCACATGAACTATTTTCTTGAAGAAGTTATGCTCGTCTTTCGTCAGCATATTGAGCTTGCTATAGTTCCCTTCCAGCATGGAACTGTAGGTTCGGAGGCGGCAGGGAGTGGCGGTGAAGCCCAGTACCTTCGCCTCTGGGAACCTGTTCATAAACTCCATAAATTCAGAACCTTCTTCAGGAGAATATCCTGAATGACATTCGTCTATCAATAAGGTATCTATCCCTATATCCTTCAACCTCGCTACATCTTTCTTTATGCTCTTTAATGTTGCATAAGTCATAGCCGACAGCTCCTTTATACCACATGAAGCAGAATATATAGTAGGTTTAGAACCGAATGATACGGCCTTTGCATAATTCTGCTCCAGAATCTCTTTTGAGGGCTGTAATACTAATGTCGGTCTATTTATTTCATGTGCTATCTTGGATATCAGAAGGCTCTTTCCACATCCGCATGGGGCTACGATTATGCCAGGCTTCTTAGATCTTCCTGTAAGAAACTTAAGCCCGGCATCTACTGCTTCTTTTTGGTAAGGTCTAAGTTCAAAGCCCATCGCAATCTATTATATTATTTTTTGAAAGTTCTATTATCGCCTCTTTCAACATCTTCCTTGCTTTATTCTCATTATCTTCAAACAGGCATACACTGCATGTAGCACCTTTGGAGGGGTAGTCTCTGTAGGCTTCTGCTCTTTCTACAACGTACTCACAACAATAGTCGTGACTCATGTCTTTTGCTATACTTATAAAATGATCTTCTCCATCCATCAACACGCAATATTCAGCATCGTTTTCGCATGCAATAACACCTTTGTTTTTTAAAATGGATAGCACTTTATTTCCAAAAAGTCCAATATAGACCCATATATCTTTCCCTGCATTTTTGTAAAAAATATCCATTCCTTCTTTGATTGTGACTTTCTTTTCCATAATCCCTTATTTTATATCAGCAATTAAAATATATTTTTTAACAATATCTTCAAGACTCACAGAAGAACGTATATATAGTTTTTCTTCGTACTCATATAGAGCGTACCCTTCTTTTATGTCTAATATCTTAATCACATGCTTGCCTCTTTCAAATGGATCCTCAAAGTAGCTCTTATGTTCGTATCTTTGACCTACTTTGATTTTGTCAGTTTTCTTCTTCATCTTATAACGCTCTACTGCTCTACCTGTTTTTATGAAAGCTGTCGTGAGTAAGTATAATAAAACTAAATACAAAAGGATCGCTACTCCACATATTAGATCTTCTTTCATTACACTCCTTTTAAATAGTTGAACCATATATCCTCCAGCTTCTCCTGAAGCTCAAACGCTTTCTTGAAATTCCCGCATCTTACAGCAACGTCTCTCATGTATTCTACGTTTATAACTTCCGGATCTTGCCGGTATTTCGTTCTTAACTTTTGAACATCCTCGTATTTCATCGTTTTATCTTTTTAGACGGATCCCAATCCGAAGAGAAAGGGCATTCGTTTTTGTTATGTAATCCAAAGTCACAATAATAACACAGTGCCGACGGGCAGGGCAGCTTGTTTTGCGGAACAGGCTGGCTTAGGGTGGCACGCCGCTTGCTATATCTGGCTCCTTCTGCTCCCTGGATGTATGCCTGAAATGTTTTTACACTATTATCTTCAAAATCATACATTTTAGATAAAGTGTCATTTAGCATTTCTATAGATTTTGTTTTACGCTCTTCATTTACCTTAACCTTTTGGTACTGCCTGGTTCTGGTAAAGAAATAGATGTTCATATCTGGCAGAACTCCACCATATTTTCTATAGATGTAAAATGAATATATAGGATGCTGTAAATTCGTTTCCAGCTTCTTAGAGTCAAAAACCTTATTCCCTGATTTCCAATCTATGACATAATGGTGAACTACGTTCTTGCTTTTTATAGCCAGATGAAGATCCACTGATCCTACTATGTACACATGGGTATGAATTACCCCATTTATATCAACAGGCTTAGGAAGACGGTACGGCAGCACAAAATCTTCTTCGACTCCAACTATGGCGCCGTGCCTGATAAGTTTCTCGCAGGGATTAAGATCACTATCAGCTATCATAAACCTATTCCCGTCTTTTTTAAACAGATCCACAATCCAAGCAAGAAGCTCTCCAGATTGCTTCATGGCTATCATCATATTTTCCGGTGATTGCCAAGGTATGTCTTCTTGATAGGAATAGTAACTTATTGCTTCTCCAAGGTCTTTACCAGAAGGCTGTCTTCCGTTCTTAAAAAAGTATTCCAGTGTCTTATGGATAACCGTACCATAAGACGTAGCTTCTTGTTTTTCCGTAGACCTTTTGCCCTCTACGTAAGTCTTATACCATTTCATTGGACAGGTAAGAAACGTATCTATCTGGGAATAAGATATGGCAAGACGTTTTACACCATTAAACTCCTTATATAGCAAATGCGTTTCCGGGACCATCATAAGTCATTGTCTTTAAATCCTTCCGGGTAATATACGACATACTTCTTACCGTCTTCTGGTGTCATGGCAAACTGCATGTAGTTATTACGATTACGATGCTTGCCATCTAATCCTCGCTTCCAATACAGAATCCCATCTATATCCACATAAGACCGTCCGCGTTCGGCTCTAACTACGTCCGTGTGTAGCAGATACCCGTCGGAAGACACGATCCATACTTTATCACCTTTGTTTAAATAAGATATTCTTTTTCTTACAATAACCTTTTTCTTATTATCCAATACAAATTCCTCATCAGTCATACTCTTCATCCTCCTCTTCTTCTGTTTCAAAATCAATTCCATAACACTGATCATAATGCTTGGTCAGTTCTTCTGGTTCTAAATCTTGTCCAAAATCCATATTAAAAATATATTAATCAATAAAGCACTAAAAATCACTATTCCTGCTGGCATGAAATCTATAAATGCTGCTTTTATTTCTTCAATTAGGCCCAAGTGTAACCTTGGGCCATTGTATTTATTTTTTGTCATCTCCTTTTAGCTTCTTTAAAGTATCTGCAATCGGAAGCTGATCAATGACTCCCAATGCCGGAGCGACGGTCTTAACAACATTGTTAAGGAAATTACCGGTACTGTTCTGACCGCCGTCAAATACCGTGATATTTCCGAGGTTAATGTGCTCAAATGCCTTAACCTGTTCTCCAGCAATTTCTTTCCACTAATTAACCATCTTGTACTGGATGGCTATCTGAGGATTGGATTCTGCCGCTTCCACCATAGCCTTAAATCCGTCGGCTTCTGCCATCAACGACTTTTTCTTACCTTCGGCTTCTGCCTCCAGCTTCATCTGAATAGCTTTTGCTTCCGCTTCTGCTTTTGCCAAATGTGCTGCTGCTTCGGCATCAGCCCGGCGTTTGATCTTCTCAGCTTCAGCATCAGCTTGCAACATAGCCTCCTGCTTCTGAATTTCAGCCGGCACAATCTTTTCAGCTTTAAGCGCAGCTTGAACCTTCTTAGCTTTAGCTTCTTCCACTTCTTTATCAGCAAGCTCTTTTGCCGTTTTTACAGCCGCTTCCGACTTAACCCTCTCTTCTCCAGCCTTCTTTTCTGATTGAGCTTTGATAACCTGTAATTCTGATTCTGATATAGCAACCTCTTTCTGGGCATTGTTATAACCCACAGATGCGTTTTTCTCAGCTTCAGCTTTCTTGATCTGAGCTTCGGAATCTTGGATTGCTATAGCTGCTTGTTTATCAGCCTCAGCCTTATTCTTTCCGACTTCTTCCATTCTTTCAGCTTCAGCTTTGTTTACCTCAAGTTCTGCCTTAGATCTTGCGATCGCTGATTCCTTATCAGCCAAAGTCTTTGCAATAACCGCAGCCCTATCTCTATCGGCTTGAGCTACACCGATCTGTTTTTCTTTATCGGTTAAAGCCAAAGCTACTTCTTTTTCTTTCTTTGTTTCAGCTACTACCGTTTCCTTTTCTTTTTCAGTATAGGCAATTTGAATCTCTTGCTCTTTTTGGGTATTAGCTACAGCCGTTTCTTTTTCCTTTTGCTGTACAGCAATCTTAATAGCACCCAGCTTTTCCTGTTCTTCGATATTAGCCTGTGCTTCGTTCAGGGCCTTACTTTCAGCTTCTTTGCCAAGATTCATGATATAGCCGGCTTCGTCTCTGATGTCACTGATGTTGATATTTAGGAGGTAAAGGCCTAACTTATTAAGTTCGTTATCAATGTTTTTTCTTGCCTTATCCAAAAACTCATCCCTGTCAGAATTAAGTTTTTCAATCGTCATTTCAGCAATGATCAAACGCATTTGGCCATAAACAATATCCGTAATAAGATTTTCAGTAGATTCAGTATCCATCCCCAAAAGCCTTTCTGCTGCATTCTGCATAATTTCAGGATTTGTGCTGATTGCTACTGTAATAGTAGTAGGTACATCCACTCTGATATTTTGAGACGACAAAGCACCGGTGAGCCTACAATCTATTTGCATAGGCTCCATTGACAAAACATCATAGCTTTGAATAATAGGCAAGACAAATGCCGCTCCACCATGATATAATTTCGCCGATTTCTTTTCCCCACCTGTCTTACCATAAACGACCAAGACCTGATTAGGCTTACATCTACGATACCTTGATAAGACTCCGATGATTGTTAAAATAATCACTACAGCTAAGATAGCTGACACGTACATGATTGTTGTCATAACTTTTAAAATTTAATTGTTGATAAAAAAAAATTAGATACTTAATTCTCCTTCTTCATATTTTATATTCGCCTTGTCGCCGTTTTTGTAGGTTTTTCCAGACAAGCATCTTACTCTCATTTGCTCCTGTCTTCCATTTTTCGAAATATTTACCATATAATGGTTCTTCCCTGATCTAAATACTATCTCCACCTCTCTGCCATTCAAATCTTCCGGACATTCGTACACCATTTCTTGCTTTAACTTAAGAAGTAACTTATATACGTAAAACAAAACGATAAAGAAAAACGACCCTATCACAACCCCTACTAAATGGGAACCCGAAAAGTAAGTAGTCCAGCTATATCCAAGAATGAAATGTGTTATGCCCTTGAATGATATGATGTCCGACAAAGACATGCTTAAATCAGAAGCACTGTCAATGTCAATATCCGTATCCAGATCAGATCCTAATATCGACAACAAAAACTGTATAACAAAAGCAAATGACGCTATTAAAGCCATGCATAAAATTATATCACTTCCCATATCCTTCTGTTATTATTTTGTAAACAAGATCAGTCATATCTTTGATGGTCTCCATATCATAATCAATAATAACAATATTGAATTTTTGTTCCACCATCATTTCAAGTTCAATTTGATCAAGAGAATCTAATCCAAGTTCTTTAAACGTCACATCTTCTTCATGAACTATATCCATTTCTGAATTAAGAAACTGAGTAATAATTATATCCTCTATTATCTTTCTGATTCTTACTTTTTCCATTGCTTTCTAATTTTGTTAAATAAATACGTTTTTATGTTTTTCAATCTCTCTTTGTCTGTTTCAGAACTTCCGGTAAACAAATAATCCGGATTGCCTTTAGCCGGCGGCGTAGGCAATTTAGATACGGCAAACAACCAATCCATTTCCTTATTCTTCTTAGACTCCAAATAAGGCTCGGTAGCGATCTTAAATTTTTCAGCTATTAAGTCAAAGAGCTTTGAATTTTTAAGGTTCATATGGACTGAAAAAGCCTGAGAAGGCGGTTTCCATATGAAGTTGCATAAGCTCATTGTATAATCTCCTGACTCTGCTATATAAGATTCCGTTACCTGAAGTATGACCTCTTTCTTGAATGAGGTGTTACCCATAAACCAACACAACCTGGATTCTGCTTCTTTTCTGCTGACACCTATGTCTTTTGAATACGATTCGTACATTCCTATCATAATCTTCAACGTTTCCAGAACCTCGTCTGTCATTTCCGGTGTCTCTATATAATTCACAAAAGACGTTCCTTTGTTGGTCAATCTCATCACGCCTGATTTTAATTTCTCAACCAGGCCAAGCTCTATATACCTCCCAGCATCTTCTTCCGGCATGGCTTCGGTCATAACCGAATCCTTCTGTCTTATGGCAAGAAGATTGGCAAGATCATTAGGAGTCATGTCTGATGCTGCAAGTTGTCTGAAATTGATGTACATTCTTAATCAGCTTTAATGAAAATAACATCCTTGTTATCTTGTCTATCAATATGTTCACATGGACCAATAATCATGTCTGTACATGAACAATAATTGTATTTTTCGAATATACACCTATCGCATGTATCACCTTCCACACATTTTAATCTTACAAGTCCGGCAGTAAATACTTCTCCTACTTTAAATTCCTTCTTTTCCATATTCCCTCCTTGTTTTTAACTGTTGTACCCTTCTTTAATAATCGAATTTCTACCGGTAGATACCGACTGGCGAAGATCGTCATGTACAGAATCTACCGTAGAATACTTGTTTCTGGTTGTAAAAATCACTTCCAGCATCTCCTTGTAATCACCTAAAGCTACTTCGTATCTCGGATCTACTTTGGCTTTTCTTTCAGCCTCGGCATTACTTTTAGCCAGCTCCCGGTCGAGGAGGTCTTCTTTGATTCGGTCAGCAATCATATCAAGTTCTTTTTTAATAACTTCTCCTGCTGCCCGAAGTTGACCTTCTACGTCACCAAGCTGGTCTTGGACGGTTCCTATTTCTTTCTTTAAACGATCGTATTCGTTAATCATACCCATATCACCTGCATAGCCGGAAAAGTCTTTGATTATTCTGGTCCCTTCTTTAAGGAGTTCAATAACTCGTCTTTTACGTTCTCTGCTTATTAAAGACGGAAGACGATAATTCATATCCGCCACCGCCTTATCATGTATGGAGTTGATTAAAAACATCTCTCTTTCATCCCCTGCAAACTCAGTAAGAACCAAAAGGAACTTACTTATCAGGTATTCGTTTTCTTCTACTGTTAGTCTCATGGTTCTTATTTTTTTTTAATACAATGACTGTTCTTCTTTTGTCTCTTGTTCTTGTTCCTGATTGTCCGTAACGTCTTCCACAGTATAGAGCTTGGGCGGCGTCGGCGGCTGGTTGGGGTTCACGAACTTCGTCCCGCCCTCCCCGTACATCCATCCATGTCCCGGCAGTATCTCTGGGTGGATTGTATTAGTAAGCTCTTCCATACTAACTTGCCTTACCTTCAGTATATGATGAAACACCAGTCCGGCTGTCCTGAATGATGTTTTGTTTTCAGTTTTAAACCTATCAAGAGTCTGATACCAATCTTTCCCAAATATCATATACTTATCCAGCCCGTACCTACGAGGATTGTGCAAACCTATCATTAACGTACATAACTGACCCAGCGTATCAGACTGGTAAAAATCAGAAAGACGCGGAGGCTGTTCTTGTGGGCTTTTTATCCTTCCTTCTATCTCTCTGTTGAATTGGGATATGATGAGGAAAAATATGTTTTTATATACTAATTTAGCCTCGTTCATAACCGCCACCAAATCATCTATAGCCGACTTAGGATCTAACCCCATTCTTTTTATCAAAGCAATATGATCGACTTTAAATATTATAAGACGTTTGTCTTTGTGTTTGGTAGCTATATGATACACAGCCGCCTCAAACTCTTTTACCGTACACGGAGCATCGATGTATATTATATTATTCCTGATTTCACCTTGAAGGATTTCAAACATCCTCATCTCTTCCACTGTATTAGAATCTTGCCTTCTTAATATTTCAGGAGCCCGCTTTTTCATATCCTGGCTCATTCTACGAAGAAGAAGATCTTGAGGATTCATTTCGAACTCGCAATTGACAAGAAAATAATCTTCTGCTTGCGGGTTGATCATCGGATTCATCACATTTTCCAATATCTTTTGGGCCACATACGATTTACCCACAGATGGCCGGGCTCCTATGGCAATAGCATGCTGAGGAAAAATACCTCCAAGCAAAGCCTCATCAATATAATCGTATCCGGTTTTAGCGGGGATAAGCTCTCCCCGCCTGTATTTCAAGATATTCTCATACGCCTCTTCCATAACCTGTTTAGAGGTCTTGAATATCCTTCTTATATCTATTTTATTTTTCAGATCCTCTTGCATTTTTGTCACCTTTCGTATCCGATTTGGATCCCCTATTAGCTTTTACTGATTTATACCTAAGACCGTTCTTGGTATGAGAACAATCCTTTCCTTTTCTCCAGCCCTTACCCTTCTTCTTGTCCGTTTCGTAGTTTTTACGACCAAGCTCTCGGCGTTTGGCTTTCTGTTCCGGTCTGGCATTTATCTCCTTGTCCTTTTTAGCCTTTTTCTTCCTGGCTTCGGGATGAGTCCTGTAGTACTCTGTTGATCTGCCCATGTGCTTATATTTTTTTGATTAATAATAGCACAAAGATAGGCAATTCGCGCCCTATTTCAACCTGCCGTAGCTCATATCAGGATCACACCAGACATATCCGTCTTTCTCATCATGAAGATACTCAGGACATCCTCTACATGCGCTACTGCCTGACACTATTTGATTGTTTTTATTAGGGCACTTATCTCCAGGTTTATGCCATTCTATTTTTGAACCTGACCGTTCTTTGTTTACATGACAGAACTGAAAGATTTTCCCCATCGTCTTCTCTCCGAACATACCTATATGTGTGTACTCTTCCGGTATAGAGAGAAATTCAGATAAATCTTTATACATCCTTTCCCGTTCCTCCGGCGTAGACCATAGTCTGTCAAGTTCGGCATGGACTCTTATCTTAAGAGATCTCAGTGATGGTCCTGCAAGCCGGCCTTTAGCTTTTCCCTTATTCGGCCCTGATTCATGAACACCGACATAAGCGTTGCATGGTTTACACATCATAACCATCCCTAAGCCTTTTCTGCTATATATTTTATCGGCATTGACCAGCTCAGTCTCTCTTCCGCAATAAGGACAAATTTCGCCTCTTAAAACCCGTTGTTGGCGCTCATTAAGTTCCATACCCTATTCTTTTGTTTTTCTTTAAACTTTTCATACAAACTGCTTTCAGTTTCCATTTCCGAGATCTCTACCTCTACGTCCTCTCTTTTGAAAATTACTTTCTTGGCTGTCGGATACGCACATTTAGAGATACGAATAGCATTACGAATAGCGTAAACAAAATACGTTTCTGGTGATGATTCAATCACCACTACCTCATTTAAAGTGTTTTTGTAATTTTCCATATTATCTGCTTGCTTCAATTATATAACCAGGATGATCTTCACACGCCTCTTTATATTCGATAAGAAACTTAAGAAATGAATCATAAGACCCCCATCCATTTTCCGGCTCGTATCTCAAAAGACTTTTTCTCTTAGAGATCATAATACATATACCTTTTGTAAGTACATTCTTCATCTCATCGGTATCTATTTCCCTACCCAATTCTTCTGGTCTCCAAACATAATCGTACAGCGTTTCTTTATTTTCTGATACGAATATTCTTTGTGCCATCTTGTTCATGTTGTGGGTAATGTTTGCAACCCATTCACGATCTTCTTTCTTTTTGTTCTTAATATAAACATCCAGGCTCATAATATTTTTCTTTTACCTTGTTACTAATTATCAAATCTGCCACATCATCTCCGTCTCCTACATTTTCAACATTTTGAAGATAGTCCGATACTTTTATCCTTGACTTCATCATCATCCCATCTATCTTTTTACTCCATGTCTCAAATGCTTGTCCTTTGTCCGGAAAAGCTACAGTCTTTCTATCTTTTAAAACATCTATCACTTCCGGCCTTAGATTCTGCAACCCACCGGTAGCTACAAATAACTCATCTGGTTTATTCACAGCGCATATAATAGCCGTCTTTTCTGATTCCACCAGATTAACCACCTTATCCGGATACTGGCTTAGAAGATGCTCTCCGAACAGGCATTGCCTAAACAAGAAGTCTCTTGCATGCAACGAGTGATAAAACATAACATGAGGCCGCTCATTGTCACCGTCTTTTTCCTTCACTCTTTTTACATCAATCTCATTCCCCTGGCTGTCGGTCTTTATATAAAAGTCCATGATCTTGCCGGTTCTACATACAAAATCTTTGTCTATCTGCCAGAATATACAACACCCTTTCCATCCCCATAAATCCATTGTTCCGACATGGTACCTTCTGAACACATCAGACACCCTTTCTTTCCCCCACAGAGACGATAAAAATCTAAATACAGTATTTCTATCATCTGGAACCACAGTCCTCTCAAACTCGCTAAAAGGTATGTAATTTACAACGTCAGGATTTACAGGAGGACGATAAGCTCTTATACACTTGTTTCCTGAAATCCAAAGATCTTTGTCACCTACATCCTTACCGGTAGGTCGTTTATCGTAACCGCAAGTCCGTTCATGATCGCATCTTCCGAACTCGTTGCCAACAACCTGACCTGTTGCCACATCAATATAAGGAGTGAGGCACCGGCTTTTCCCGCAAGCTGGGCAGGTTAGCTTCAGTCGGCTCCTGCCCGGCCTGCGGTCAAGTTGAAACCGAGGTACGTTTTCGTATTTTCTAAAATCAAGCATTTTTAACTCCTCTCATCGCCTCTATGATTCTATCTGCTATAGTTATAGACCATGACACCACATCTGGTACATATACTCCGCAATCTATTTCACCTTTTCTATTTTGTGCTTTAACAAACTCAATAGAATAAGCCTTGATAAGATCGAATCTACGTTGCTCCCAGTCTACATCTTTGTTTTCGTCATTTACAGGAAGGGTATCGAGATAAAAATTTAAACTCTCACTTATCACATTCCCATTATCACCATAGAACTGTATTCTGTCATGGTCGCTTCTTGTAGTTGAGCTACTGAAAGTGATTACGTCTATTATCTCTCCTGTTCTTCTAATTTTTCTTTTCATACTCTTCTTGTATTTCTGACCAATATAGGCATTATTATTTCGATGGTCTTGCCATATTTCTTATGAGATGCAAGTACACATATTGCATATTTATCTCCTATTTTCAAATCTTTCGATAATCTTAATCTCGAACCCCTTTTGATGTTAATAAAATAATCACCAAAAGGATTGATGCATATCGGTTTTACGATTTCTATATAATCTCCTTCAGGAATAACAATATCGTTCATATTATGAATCTTTTAGACATTTCCTCTGCAATATCATACACGACCGTATGATCCTCTTCATTGTACGGCTTATTGATATTCAGCACTCCTTTTCTCACTTTGAACCTCTTATCTTTTCTGATATGATTCAACATCCCTTGTTGGAACACACAGTCCGCTTTCTCCATAGCAGCATTCTTATCAGACCATTCTTTTAGCGTATAACCTTTACTGTTCGTGCTTTTTGGAGAAAAATTCATAATACGTGCATCAATTCCGTACCAGTTTTTAACCATTCTCCTTTCAGCCTCCAATTGAAAAGCATGTTCATTTCGTATGTCACCTGATTTAAAATCTAAGATAACAATCTCTTCTTTCTCCACTTCTCTCACTTCCTTCTTCGGATCGCCTTTTTTGAACTGCCCCGTAGCCCTTTGATACACGGCTCCAAAATAACCTTCTTCTTTGTATTTGAATGTCATTTTAACCATCGCATCTATCGGCGTAGCTACCAAATAATCTTCTAATGACAATATTCTTTCAATCATCATCGGCTTAACCTTATACTCCGAACAAAACTTAGCAAACTTCATAACTCTGACAATCATATCATCAAGATCATCTATGCTACCAAAGAATTTGTCAAGATTCTTTTTTGATATTTTAAGCTTGCCTTCTTGCACTGTCTTAACTATAAAACTTCGATTTAAGACCATATCTCTACCTGTCAAGTACAATCCGTATAGGTAGTGCATGATCGTTCCTTTATCTGCATCATATTCTGATACTTCTTCCGGATTGCGACCAATCATCCTCATCTCCTGTCTCCATTCTTGAAGAGCCGTCTTGTCATCTACGAATCCGTCTCTGATCATGGTTGTTACCGAGGCGTATATCTTGGCTGTCCCATCGTCCATCTTTCTTACATAAAAACGATTACCGTCTAATGTCAATCTTACGAATTTGGGAGTCTCGATCTTCTTTAACTCATCACAGATATAAAACGGTTCTAACGTTTCCTGATTTTCTGTAAACGGATTCGAATCCTCTTCTCCGGGGTTAGGAGCGGCTTCCTCCGCCGGAGCTTCCGGTTCCTCCTTCTGGGCCTGCTCTGGCTCAGGCGCCGGCTCTTCAACTACTGGAACCTGTCCACCTCTTTCCGCTATGTCTCTGTTCTTTATTAAAGACATAACCTCCTTCTTCAACTGCTCCGGTGTTTGATTAGGATCTGACACCGACATCACAACATCGTTCATTCTAAACAACGTATTTCCTTTTCCCTCCACCATAGGTACAAACCCTAAATCTGTCAATATTTTTATTTTCTGTTCTATCATCGCAATTTCTCAATTAATTCCTCTTTAACATAATACAACACAGTTACAGTCTCATCCATATCTGCGGCTGCTCCCTCAAAATCAATTTCTCTCTCACTCTCTCCTCTTTTTACGTTGGCAATGAAAATAATTTCATCGTCAGCTTCTATTGTAACCTTATATTTTTTTTTCATATCCCATATTCTATTAAATATATTTAAAGCTATTCATCTGTTTTAATACATCCCCTCGGAGACCTTTCGGTCTCCGAGGTAGATGTAAATCCCGTTAGGGATAAGTCAGGAATATTTCATCCTGTTAGTACCCATCGCCAATGTTATAAGAGGTTTTATATAATGGCAACACTGTTTCGTCAAATACACTACTCCTGTTTAACCACCATTCTTAGAGCTACGAACTTGGGTAAACATCCGTAGGTAACTATCTATTCTCAAATAACGTAGCCTTTGTTTCAAGGCTTAGGCTAATAACCCGATCTCTGAAAGAGATGTATTAAACTTTTATAATAGAATTATATCAGGTTAATACTATTTGGGGTTATATCTGTCAATTATTTCAATAATCAACCTACCTCTTTCTTTGATCATTCCCCTGCTTTCCATATCCAGTACCTTCTTTACCGCATACTTCCATACAAAAGGAAATTCTGTTTCAAGTTTATCAAATTCCATCCGGTCAAGATACATGTCGAATACCGTATGCTCCGATTCATGAAGGAAAACTATATTATCCCTGCAAGTAGCAACCGACTTATATATCCTTTTCGGAAGTATGTGACAGACGTTACATACTGTAGGAAAATGAATAGCCTTACCAGTCATAGACATTCGAATAGTACTCAACTCCTCCAACATAAGACGAAAAAACCCGGATAAATCCGGGTTCTCTAACTTTTTCTTCTTGCTGCTGTTTTTAATGGATGTAATTCTGTTTTTTTTCTTCGGAGTCAACTCTTTGCTCCTGCAAGCCTGGCATAAGCCATGACTTCTTATCATCACTTTTCGTCCGCATCGTTCGCAGACGTATAGCTTCTTTTCCTTGCTTTCCATTCGAATAATAATGATATTATTGAAAAGAACAATCCCACTGAAGCCAGTAGATAAGGTACGTTCATTAATAATTTAGATACCTCGTCTGTCTTAATCACTATCAGAAGGAAAGCGCCTGCTGAAAGCAATGATATTATCGCCACAACAAGCGCTATGTTGGAAACTACATCAGCCTTACTCTTCACTCTTCTTCTCGCCTAATTTTTCAGCTCCCTTCTGAAGATCGTATTTGAATACGTCTATGATCTTCGTTTCAGCAATAGCTTCGCAATTCCAGTCGCCCAACGTACCCTGCATGCCTTTAGTCAACACAGCTTCGGCATCCTTGGGATTGCCGGCCTGGACATACATATAGCATGGTGTTTTCTTTTCTTTACCTTTCTTTTCATCCAGTGTAATGTAATTCACCTTACACTTATACCAGTACTCAGCCTCTCCGTTGAAGAAGATTTCCGACACTTTAATAGGATTAATTTTTACAACCTCGAAAGAATTGTACAAATCCTTGAAGATCTCCAACGATCTTGATTCTGCCTCTGTGTAAGACAAGGCATCCACTAAATACTTTTCAGTTACCTTCTTTTTTTTGCCGTTCTCGATATTATCAATCTCGGCTTTTACCGTAATTTCAAACCAGCGATTCATTGTATTAATATTTAATTAGTTGATTTCTTTCCTTTCTCTATACTGTTTTTAAATCTTTCAGAACACCACTGCAAAACATCCATCATCATCATCTCATTATTAGATAAGATGCCTTTTATAATTAATGCCAATTGATGTTGTGACATTCTTAGGCTCATATCAAATCTTCTTTCCTCTTCATTTACTATCGTAGCTACGAAATACTTACACCCCTCTAAGTGCGTTAGGGCTTCAATCATAGCTTCTTTTATCTCTTTTTCTTCCATTCTGTTTTTTTTCGGACAAAGATATGTCTTTTGTTGCTTAATAAGAAACAAAATGATTTAATATAAATTAATTTTCTTCCGGGTCAACATCGATAGACATATTGTATCTTTTCCTGATAAAGACTTCTGTTTCTTCATTAAACGGGTAGGCTTCTTTCAAGAAAGCCATAGCCCGCTCCGCATCTTTATCTGCTATCTCAATATATCTTTCGAAAGTCATGCAAAGGTCGATGTTGTACGCACGCTCCTGTTTTATCTTGTCCACGTATTTCAATACCCTGTCTTTGATTTCATTGGCTTTTTTCACAGTATCATTGAAAGAATTTATACTTTCCAATTCTGGATCTTTGTTTTCCTTGTTTACCTTATCAAACTCTTCCTTGCTATATCCCGCTTCTCCTGTAATGGCTGGGCAAACACTTCCATTTATGATCCAAAACTGCTCATACGATCCTATCAGAAACTTTGATTCCATTTTAAATGCATTATATTTAATAAGCAAATTAGCCACCTCAGTTGCACCTTCTATGGTTCTAAAACCGATGCCGATATCTTTTAACATAAATACTGGAACTCCCGTTCTTGGATACACGACTTCTTTTTCGTTCTTTATATTCCAATTTTTAGCTTCAATTGGAATACCCTTACCAACAAGCTCTTTGTCTATATACAGACTTATCTCTTCGTCTGTCAATGCCACAATCTCATCTCTGCTTAAATCAAAAACTGTTTTCATTTTTTTTATTCATTAGATTAAACAACTTACTTCTTTGTTCAGGCTCCGTATATTCCACCCATATATCGGCTGCCACATTCCTCAGAAATTCCATAAAGTCTTGATGATCCCTGTATTCAGTAGAATCAACTTTCCTTACAAAATTTATAATTTCTTTTAGTATTTTATTGTTTTCTTCAAGAAGCTCTCTATCGGTCATGATCTCGTGAAAATATATTATTCAACATGTAATAGGCAGTAAATTTTCGATGTATGCCCATCTTACGATATGGAAAATTCTAACAGCTATTTTCCAATTAGAGTTATTTGGCCCACAGACAATAGGAGTTCCATCTTGTTTAATAGCAATCAACATTCCACTGTGTTGTGGTGTTTCGCTTGCATCATACCACGCGCTGTTGATGCTCCATTCTGCACCCGCCATGAAGTCTTCACGGCAATTATCCTTGCGTAGAACATAATCGTCTGCATCCACTTCTTTAAGACCTATGGAATAATCTTTTGCTGCTTTTTCAATATCTTCTCTTTTCATAATTTTATACTTTAATCTAACCTCCAATAAAATCATCGGGAGTTATATATCCTACTGATTCCATACGGTCTATAATCTCATTCGCATTCATTTCTGAACCGTTCCATTCAAGTATGATTTCATTTCCTGAAGCCATGCTCAAATTAGGCTCATTATCTCTAAATCCTGAGAAAGCAAGATGTTCCCAAATGGATTGCAGTGCAAGGTCCGCTTCGTTTTGTTTGTTTTCTGCTTTCTTTATGGCATTTCTTAATTTTTTATTCATTATCACCCCCTTTCTTCTTCGCATGGGAGCAAGTCCTCGATGTATGCCCAGCGCATATAATGATCCTTTTCTGAAAGTTCTTCCCATGGCTTGCTCTTGGTTAAATAGACCAAATCATAAGCACCGTCAATATCCTCCACAATGAGCAGCTTCCCTTTGTCTGGCTTTTCTCTTGCATCGTGCCACACGCTGTTAATGCGCCATTCTGCACCAGCTTTAAAAAGAGGAACAGCATATTCTATATCTTGTTTCATGTCTTATTATTGTTTAATTAATTTAAATATTTTTAGTTTTGAAATTATTTAATATGCTTATCGGCTGGATTGATTATCAATCCATCGTCACATGAAGGGAATGATATGTTAGATTCTCCATTATCAAGATTAGTCAGTTTAACCGTTCCAGCATATTCATCATCCACAAAAAACAATTGACCCGAAAAAACCACAAACCTGCATTGATATGCATTCATCATTGCTCCAAGTTGTCTAATCTTAGTTTTAATCTCTAAAAGTTGAGCGTTGTTGATTATATTCTTATTCATATTTTATTAAAGTTTATCTATTATTTTGTTACCCATTTCCTGCCATTCATCACTCACGCTTATAACCAATCCTATGACAGTGAATGATAATAACAACGTAAAAATAAGCCATAACAGAAAGCAGATAAAAACACATACATACCTCATGATTTTTTAGTTGTTAGATAAAAGCAAAATCGGTTCATTTGACTCCGCAATTGCTTTTATTTGTTCTGGATTGATAAAACTCTTGACTTGTTCACTTATCTCACAAATAGATTTGATCATATCAACGAATAATTTTGAGGTGCATTCGTTGCATTCCACTTCCATTACCGGCTTATATCGATTGTATGATATGCATGTTACATAATTCAGCCAGTGCGCATAAGTTCCTTTTTCTGTATTTAACCTGCCGTATTCTACTTTTGTCTCTCCATTACCATATTCAATTACTCTTTTTAGAAATGGTTTTGCATAAACACTAAAACCGAAAGGTTGGGTGTTTAAGGCATCTAAACGGGAAGTTCCATCCCTCCATTTTCCATTCTCATCATTTCCTGTCCATTCCTTAGAGGGGTTAGGGACAATATTTCCGTTTTTGTCATAGGAAAACATGCAATTCGTTTCCAGTTGATACTTAATAACAGGCACTTCTTCTACTATTTTATAACTTAAACATCTCTTCAGAACTTCCCTGATTTGACTTTCCAAATCAGAAAGTGCTATACTATTGAAATATCCTTCGTTGCCTAATCTGTTTGTAGGTAATTTGATCCCATAAGAATGAATCTTATCCACATCTTCTTTTGACAAGGTAGTGGTAAACACTCCTTCTTTGGTGACATTCACTTTAACAGTTACGGACAAACTGTTATTAGCGTTCTTTTCCGTTATATTTAGTGTTGTTAATGCTGCCATAATCAGATCTTTTTAAAATCAATTCGAATAAATATAATACATTCCTGCTTCATATACCCTATGTACATCAGGGTCATTCTTGTCTTCCGGTTCCAATTCACTCTCTTCAAGAGTATAATCCCATTCAGAGTTGTAGTACATATTCTCATTTGTTTTCTCCAAGGAGCAATCTTTCATCAAATTCAGATATTCTCCCCAAACTGCAACTTCCTGCTGTTGCTCTTCTTCTGTCATAAGAGATATTTTGTCTTTCAATTCTTTCCAGGTCATAGCTTGATTTATAAAAGGTGATTACTAATTTATTCCACATCAAAAAGTTGATCCAATATCAATAATTCTGCATTCATATCTTCATCTTTTTGGAAACGAACTTTTATGTTCCCGAACTTAGATGTCTTAAACAAGATGTAGGGGTTCATATCCTCGGCAGTTACCGGCTTATATTCCTTAACCTCCGACATCTTGAGATACCAGTCACCTATTTTCACAAATCCGGAGAAGACAGAACATAGATGCGCTTTCACGGACAGTATTTCCCTTTTATCTTTAAATGGTATAATTTCCTCCTTCCCTCTTATCCTGATTGATAGGAAAGGACGAATGTTATCTGTTTCATTTTGAAACTTAAAGCCTGTTATAGCTTGCTTGGGAATCCTTCTCCCCATTAATATAAAATAGCTCATTGTTATAAGTGATTTTGTTTTATATCAGGTAAGTAATTTGTAATAACATCAAGTGATATCCATAACTCTGGCTCTATGCTGTTTTTTATTCTATCACTGAAAAGAGAATTATCATCACAATCACAATGAGAGATTGTGATATAACAATCTTGATAATCCCACCAATGAGCCGATTTAAAATCGTCTCCTCCATTCCAAAACCCTATTCTTATACCTCTTGGGTTGAAATCTTCATCTATCCAACTTGGGTGATAAGCCAACACTTCTTCTCCCTCTGAAGGTTTTTCCTCTTTGAATTTCTTCCAGTTCATCTCACCTTTAATTAATTAGACACAAATATACAAGTTTTACTAAGATGCCCTTCTGTCATCTCTTTGACATACTCCCACACCTAAAGTTCGCGGTAGTATGTCAATCTATTGATTTCTTCCTAATCTTTTTAATCTTTGTTGGTCTTGACAATCGATAATCCTTTTCTATCGGCCTATCGAATACGTCATTCCTATATCCTTTATATCCTTTCTCGTAAATACTAACCCTTGCACAAAACTCAACCACATCGCCTGGTAATAAATCGGCGCTTTCGAATCCTTTTGTCAAATCAAACCACAAATGATCTGTTACTATTTTGCCATCGAGTAACACGTCTTGTAAAAGTATTGTCTTTACAGGTCCTTTATACCCATCCCTGAATCCAAAACGAATGAATGTCGCTGTAAATACGTGCCGATCTCTTGATCCTATTATTTTCAGTTCTTTTCTCATTCTCTTTCATTTATTTGTTTCACTTATGAAATTGACAACATCCTTTAGATATCCTTCTGTCATCTCTATGAAATTCACACAATCTAATTTGCTTAACTTGTAAATCAATGCCGGATTGTGTACTATGGCTATAATTTGCGTTTGTAGTTTATGGAATGACAATACATTATAAATTTGCATTATATTGTCAATGTCAAGATTCCTGTCTGGCTCATCCATGAGAACCGTGTATTCAAAACTGCTTTCTGCTAATGTTATGCGGTTTCTTTTATAATACTTCAACAGACTATCAATCCTTTTAATCCAAAACGCATTTGATTTTTTCTTGTATTCTACAAGATCTTGTATTGGAAACGTATAATCCTTTTGACCGAACATTAAATTGAAAAGTGATTCCAATGATAACACCACTTTCTCTCCATAAGATCTTCGAATATTATTCACATACAAATCTAAGTTGCTGATGTTTTTCAATACGCTATCTCGATTTATCTCCGCCGATGGCAATAAACGGAATACTTTCCCTGCATAATCGGATGATATGTCAATCCCATCAAGAACCTTGTCATCATCATCATCATCAAATATAGGTGGAAAATCCAGTGCCTCTATCGGTATTTCAGAGCACATGGATTTCTCACATAACGCATACATTGATATGATGTTAAGCAAGGTTGATTTTCCACTACCGTTTTTACCTACAATCACATTCACTCCTGGCTTGAAAATAAATTCTCTGCCATTTTCAAACGCTTCTATGTCAGAAACATATTCAAATGGAGTTTTCGTATTGTCTTTTATTTTTACTGATGTTATCATTGTAATCCTTTTTAAAAATCAATTACCGTCCGAACCATGTCTCCGATGTGCTTGTTGCCAGTGCCCGTGAGGCCACTGGAGAAGACCACGTACCACGCGACGGCCTGGCTGCTCTCAGTACTGGACCAATACCACGTCGAGGAGAGGGGAGATGCCGAAACATAAGTGAATGCTTTGTTTAGTTCGTCCATATTATGGGCCATTAAATTTAATTGACCAAGAGATGGTATATACTCGCCATCTTCCAGCAGATTTCTCAATTTTGGATTTCTGGCTACAAGGCGTTCCGTATTGCCGCGTCCGTCAATGTCAAACAGCGCATCACATTCACGTTCATAATATGTCCCACTTCCGGATTCTTCACGGCTATCATCGTCAAGCAATTGTACGATATCATGCTCCGTCAGTGAGATTGCAAATGACATGTATCTGTGCTTCAACCCGATGTATCGTACACAATCTTTGGAGTTATCGCCGGTAAACGGCTCTGCATGTCCGTCTTTGTAGATTATATACAGTCCGTCAGTTGACTCTTTCTTATCCTCTTCGGATGGTACTCTGTTTTCACATGTACATTTCTCACTTTTGGATCTTACGATTATATTCAACTCATTTAATACATGATCCCTGATGACGCTCTCGCACGCTTTTCTTACAAAATCATGATCTCTTCGTTTGAGTTCATCATTCACCATGCATCTGATCCAGTTTTCTATCTGGTTGTCACCTCCATATGTATTAACCATGTACCGTTTTACGTGTTTCTCCAATAACGGCTCTATGTTTTTGATTATATCTTCTTTGGTAAGGTGAAGTTCATTTAATATACAGTTCCTTACTGCCTTGCATTCTTTACTTGTGCTCATGATATGCCCATTTAATACTGTGAATCATATTTTCTTTCTCTCCCGCTGTCTTCCCCTATAGGATTATCCCATCCGTATTTTACAGCCGTAGCTTTAAATAGAGGTAGCCCGTAAAATCTATAATCATCCTCATCCCAGTCTTCAAGACCTTCTTCCAGGATGTAGTTCCACATCATCACACATTCAAACATTAAACTGGCTGATATCCCTCTCTGATTTAATGCCTTTTCAAAACCGAATCTTACATCTTCTTCAAGCTGTTTCAAAACATTCTCCCTGGTAAATTCAACTACAGTACTGTTCCACCTTTCTTCGTTATTGTATTCTTCGTTCGGCTCCATACCGAAATCCTTTATCATGTTATATGGGATAAATTTAGCCAGTCTGTTAAAATCTCTACCGTCTAAACATTTTGATTCTAATTCTTTAAGTTGTTCTAATGTTTTCATAAGCAATTTTGTTTTATAGGTTAATCCCATCCTCCAGTAGTGTACAAAGATACATCTTCCTCCTCTACGTTTACACCTTTAATAGCCTGTAGAAGTTTTTTCTTTGTCTCCCGGCACATATTGTAACCATATCCTTTATACCGATATGAGCGCTCCCATGTACTTACTGGAAAAGGGATATTTTCGTCAATAACCAGCCTCTTCATATGAAGATGTTCGAAGAATTTCTCATGATAGAGTAGTTTGTACTCGTATGCTACTATACTTGCAGATGAGAATGGAAAATAATCATCTTCTTTTTCTTCGTATTTGGGCTCCTTATAGTAAGCCATTTTTGTCACAGTAAAATCGAAGCTCCTAAGAATCTCTTTCGGCTTTCCAAACTCTGACTCTATGAACTCTATCCATACATTTTCTCCCTCTTTCTGGAACGCACATACCTTCTCATTTCTGTACTTAAATTTCCATCCTTCTTTCTGATGTTTTTCATCATTGAACGAATCAATAGCCTCCTGAAAATCGCTTTCACTTTCAAAGAAAATATCAATGTCTTTTACTCTTTCTCCGGAAAGGATATTTTTAAAACATCCACCAGCTATGAATCCTTTGTGGCCTTCCATATACTTGTCAAGCCATCTTATTTGCCAGAAATTATCTGGAGTATCTATTACAAAATTATTCATATTGTTTATGTTTTGCCGTTACCAAGCGAGATAAAAATTCCGCTTCACAATAATACAATGAGTGTAATTACTCAGGTCGATTCCGTTGTCCGTAAATGCATCCAGGACCCGTTTTTCCACGTATTTGAGTTTTACTGTTATCCCCTTCTCAAACACTTCTATTAACTTCTCATTGCACTCAATAGGTCCAATAAGACAGTATCTATTCGAGGGACTGTCTGATATACAATATGTCTGACATCCTAACATGTTGCTTAAAATATTCTCATACATATTTTCTATATTTTACAATTCTTAGCTATGTTACTTAATTCAGCGGTCATTATCAAATCTGATAGTGACCGCCCCGCATGCACATTTTTGAATAAATTTTACTTTTAATAATTTTCTCATTAGAGTTATCCTCTATTTACTTTTTTCTTTATTTCTTCCGCGATCTCTTCTAATGTTGTTGGAGATAAATAATCATCTACCCTCAACTCTCTTACATAACCTAAGCAATCCAGACCCTTAGCGTCTATTTCCTGCCTCTCTTCGTCGACCCATCTTAAAGTGCCATTTTCTCCACATTCCGGGCATTTATCTGCCCCACATGGAAGAAGCATTTGCGCCCCACATAAGACACATCTCACCCAGTCTCCATGCTGCACCCCTTCGTATGTTATTGTTTTCATATTTGTTATCCATTTTTATTAGTTCCTAAAAGATGTTCGTTACCCTCAAAATGAATACAATAATCCCATAATGTTCCATTGGAACATTCGTACTTATAAGGCAATCCATTATAATCGTCCACAATTTCCCTTGCAAACAAACTGATATTCCATTTTTTATTTCCTTCTTTTCTTACCAGCACTTTATCAAACGGCTTAAACTCATATTTCGGTTTTTCTTCAATCCCGAAGAAGCGTTTCAGATACTCTTTAGCTTCAGGTTCTTTGCTTGCCTTTAATGCGTCAACCAACTTTTGTCTTTCGGACTTAGTGGCAAATCTGTATTTTTCTATCTGATTTTCCCAAGCAGATAAACCATCTTCTATTTTAAGAATACCTTTTTGATTTAAAGAGGCATAAAAAGACGTTAAATATTTCCCATGTGTATTTAAAATAAAGATATAGCTACCATCTTTATTACTTAACACCTCTCCATCTTTAAATGTAATATATTCTGGAACTTCAAGAAGGAGGCGATTTTCGCTGCTAAGTGCTTTTCCTGTAGCAGAAAACCAGTCTGCCGATACAGAAATCGAATGAATTACAACCAATAACGGACAATTTGACGAATTGTCTTCATATACGATTTCTGCTCTATTTTGTCCTTTCTCTGTCACAATACGACCTGCTATTTCCCCTATGTTTATTTTTTTCGCCGTTTCTAAATCAAACGGAATTGTTGCTGTTCTCTGTTCCATGATCTTATTTGCTTTTATTAGTTCCTAAAAGATGCTCATTTCCTTGGTATGGAATACACTCTTTGTATCTCAAACCTCCCAAGCATTCATATTTGTATTCTTCTTCTCTTACTCTGGCAAATAAGTGTAGATTCCAATTTCCCAAATTGCTTGCTCTCACCAAGACTTGATCGAATGGCTTAAAATCGCATTTCTTTTCTTTAGTCAGCAAGTATTCGTACTCACTTAGATATTGTTTTATTATTCCTGCTTTTTTAAGGTTTTCTGTATTAGCAATTCTTTCAGCAAAAGATTTTTTCTCTTCCTCTGTGGCTAATCTAACATACTTGGATTTATCCTCACCACACACACTTGTCCATATTGGAACTTCTTCAGATGTAATCTCGCCATATGCCGATATACCATATATGCATCCCATATCTCCTTCTCTATTAATAATACCATTATATATAAATGGGTTCCCAAGCGTGCTTATTAATACATCTCCTTTCTTAAAATACGCTCCAGCCTCTACTTCCAATTCCAGAACGTTGTTGAAAAAAGTACGACCTTCTGTATCGGCATATATAGCACTTATCCCAGATTCATCTTTTTTTACAAAAAGTAAATTATAACGATCTGCACAGTCTTTTGACTCATATACAAATTCTATTTTAATATTACCAATTAATACTGAACCTTCTATTTCTCCGCTTTTAATTTTTCTCGCCGTATTTAAATCAAACGGAACAATAATTGGATTTTCCATATCTTTTTATTTTTAATTATGTAATCAATAAAACAAGATGGACTACTTACACCCATCCCAGTTGTTTTGCTATTCTCTCCATTTCGTTATATGCTATCCTATGACATCCAGCGGTTAGCAAATCGTTTTCGTACCGATTTAGACTCCACTGGTGACCGGTGACGTCCTCCACCAGACCGTGCCGAAACTCGGCGCCCCGGTGCATTGCCGACACAGCCCGCCACAGTTTTCTGGCTTCTGCTATTCCAATCTTTATCTGTTTACTTGTCTCAATAATATTTCCTTTTATACGAATCCAGGCGTTAGGTTTTTCACCAGGAATATAGAAAGGTGTATTCAAGAAATTGATTTCTCCTGACTTCCACTCTTCCAGTTTTTCATCAAAATCCTTGTAACGGGCTTCTTCTTCCTTTCTTAATCTCTCTAATTTTATTCTTTCTCTTTCTTCCTCACCCTTTCTCCATCTTTCAGATCTTTCTGAATACTTAATCCATGTACCTTCCCCGCAAACTTCATCAACAATCACATTTACGGTCCCTAACACTTTTAATCCTTGATGATCCAATAAAATTTGAAAGATGCGTTTTAATTCATGTACGTGCTTACGCTTGATACTATCTCCGCTCTTGGATAATTCATGATTGGTTCCAAGCCAATCATTAGCACTCTTTTTAAGGATACTCTTAGCAGTTCCCATGTTAAAGAACTGAATGTAATCCATCATATTCCCAAAAGCGCCCCAAATATCTGTATAAGATAATTCTGTTTTAGCTCTTTTGTATTTTTCAATAGACTTCTTAATTGATTCCAGTTTGCTGGCAACAAACCTCATATTACCAGTATCCGATATATTATCCCCTACACTGAAAACCATTGCCCAAGTTGGTATCGCATTACGAACATAGCATTGATGTTTGCTCGTGGTAACAGAATAATAATCTTCATTTATCAGGTATGCTTTCTTCCCTTGTTTGTTTTTTACTATTCTCCCGACTTCAAAGTGATGCCCATAAGAATAAATACTTGTACCTTCAAAGAAGAAATTGCTCCCTGATGCTGATTCTTCTTGTTCATGAGCCCACAAGTGAGCGACCATTGAATTGTTCATATAAATATCTTTTTAATTGTTTAACTTACCTTTATCATATGACATTCTCTTTTCGTATTTTTCAATACGTTCGGTTATCATATCGCAGAAGACTTGCCCCTCTTTTTCGGAACCTCTGAAGTAACCAACCATCTTCAGAATATTTCCGTCAAATTCATGGACAAACTTGTTATAATAATGTTCACCCATAACTTTCCCGTATTTTCCCATAAACAAATCCTTGTCTAACGACTCATCCTTGAAACAACGGTTGTAATCCCATCTTACAATACGAAACAATGTTTCAAAATCCAATCTTTCCATATCCTGTATTTTATTTAAGCTCAAACTTAATACCTTCCGGCAACTGAGAGCGGTCTACCTTATTCACAAAATCATCAAACTCTTCCTGTGTGATTTTTTCTCCATAACCGTTCCAGTTGAAAGACAAAGTGTTCGTGTGAGAATAATATATAACATTATCGGTAGACAACCCATAATCAAACACACAGAGCATTATCTTCTTTTCTGCTTCTGCTTGTCTGATTTTCTTATCGTATCGCTCACAAATTTCAGCACGTTTTGCCGCCATCTTTGCTTTATGGGCTTCCACTCTGCGTTTCTCTATATTTTCTGAGGAATAATGCCCGGCTTTAATACGCTCTTCAATAAGAGATCGTTCCTCGTCCGTTAGTGTTAAAACAAATCTTTCTTCTTCCGGCTTATATGGATTAACCCACTTCTTACCACACAATTTTTCAAGTTCCGCAATAAGTTCTTCTGATTCTCTTTTCCATCTATCCACGATCCCCAGATTGAAAAGCATATACCTGAAATACAACTTATCCTCAGAGGCTTTATATAATTCTACGCATTCTTGTTCTGATATACGCAAATACTCCATTGCCACAGACATACCGCTTCTTCTAACGTGATATATGCCATTTTCCACCGGATACATAGGAGCACCATAATGGTTACAAAGATGCAACGATATGAATTTTGCCAATTCCGGAAAATGTTTTGCAACTTCATCATGGCAGCAGCCTCCTAAGTAATCCTCATATTTTCCATGCTTGTTTTTCCAGTCAACGTCGGCTGTTATGCTCCAGTCGCATATGTTATTTTTGCAGTCATCATCCAAAGAGATTCTAACTGTTATTCTATAATCTTCTTCATTTTCTGTAAAGAATTTTGTACCTGAATAAAACAGTTTGTTTGTAGTTTCCATATTATTTCAATTTAATCATTACACTTATGAAAAATAAAATCTGCACACTCTCCGGGAAGTGTTCCTGCGTCATTACAACGGTAAAACCCTTGTGTTTCCAAATCTACATCTACCGGATAACCTTCTGCTGCTTCCAAGAAGCGTTGGATTTCCTCACATTCTTCATCCGTTAATCCAGTGTAATCATCATTGATTAACGGGCAAGCCCAATAAGAGGGCAACCTGTATCTTATTACTTTTATGCTCATAGTTTTATTAATCTACAGTTACTATCTTCAAATACCGGAACCTTCCCTTGTTCTCTAAAATAAGCAGTGGCCACCTTGAAAGCATAAAGCGGATTTACTTTCTGGATTTCTTGTTGTGATTTATAGAAAGATAGCGGCTTACATACATAGAAATTTTCATTGCCAAGACTCCCAAAAAGCCAATCCATACTGCCTTCATCACAATTAGTGCCACCCAATATTATTAAATCACATCCGGTCTTCCGGGTTCCAAGAATAAATATCTTATTCCTGTTTTCCGGTTGCATAAATATCTCCCTGTCAATCCTAAACCAGTCATTCTGGCAACTCTCCACATCCCGGCGAACAATTTCGTCAATTTCAAGTGCGTATTCTTCTTGTGTTTTCATAAAATATGTTATAAAAAATGATAAATGAATATTCCTCTTATTTTAATGACGGTTCCAGGCTTTAAACCTTGAACCCATTCTATTAGTGTTATTGGATCTTTTACAACATATCCCGGATATGAATCAATGCAAATACGATACGCGTATCTGCAAATCCCATATTTTATTACATAAATAAGATTATGCCCATTCATATCTTTGTTAACATTCATTTTATCTACCCCATTTTGTATAGCACGCATCCATTCCTCTTTTACATCTTCTATATTACCATTATATATAATTTCATCATCAACTTCCCCCTTTTCAAATATTTTACCAAGACAAGGGTCATTTAATAAATCCTTGATCTCACTCTTTCTGTCACATTCTCGTATTTCTTTCGTGTAATCTATAGATGTGTTATTATAGGAGATTTCCCCATCCATGTATCTCCCTGTATATTTCGACTTTTCTTCTAATTCAAATATTATTCCATTCATAAAGCATTTTTTAAATGTAGTTATATAACTTCTGAATAAAATCACTCATGGTATTGGCATGTTCTCTAAGATCATACCAGTCCATTTCTTCAATATCCCAAGGTCTATTCTTCTTTATATGTGGATAGAATACGTTTGTGTCCCCTATCTCCAAATTAATCAACTCATCTATTATCGATTCCGGTTTGCCAACAATGAAATACCAATGCGTCGAAATCTCTTCTTTATCAAATTCTTCCCATTCATTATTCCAAAACTCTTTTGATGTCATGGATGGGCACTCACTCATTAACTTCTCCCAAGCCTTCTTATCTTTGTTTCTAGACCAATAGACTTCTCTGTTTTGCTCTGTAATAGGAATTTTTATTATTTTCATATCTGTATAGGTTTTAAAAGAAACTCCAACAAAATGTTACGATAAATCCTCCCACTCCGTATTCAGCAAGTTGCTTAAACGATTCTATCCCATTGCAATAACAAAAAACATCATCATTGTCATCATCGTTGATGCTCAATGATAGTTTTATTGTCTTTCTTTGTTCATCTCCTGTCTCTTTCCGTACAATCTGACATTCTACGTATTCAGGCTCCTTACCTGTTTTTTCTACAAATTCATGAAACCTTAAATCAATTTCATGTTTGACTCCTTCAATGTTGGATATTATCACCTCGTTTTCACAATTCGAGCAAATAGCATGCATGAAAGATTCATCAAGATAATCTATTATTTTTCCAGTATTCGGATTTACTATGGCTTCACAGACAACATTTGTTCCACCACATCTTGTACATATATATCCCATAATTATCTGTTTTTAAAATGTTCAACAATTTCATCTACTGTAGCATTACGCCACGCAGAGCAGGCCGCGTCTCCTCTGAACCGGAACTCTTCGCGCTTTACCCACCTGTCTCCTGCGGCGTCCGTCACTATCAGCCATTACAACCTATTCTTCTAAGCCATTCTCTATCATGACTTCCTTTATCAATTCATCTGTCTCCTCGTAACATCCCCAGCAAGAATCAACCTCTTCCCATTCTTCGCAATCTTCATCCTCTCTTGATTCGTCTTTGTATTTCTTGGTAAATGCTACCTTCTTTTCAAGAACGTACCCTTTTACATCTCCCCACATCCACATACCTATGGACTTTACTTCATTATCTATAATTTTGGCACAATCTTCCTTCCAGTCTCCTTCTTTGTTGCAGACTTCATTATCATATTTTTCTTTTGTAACGTATGCTATCCCTTTTATATAATCACCTTGATTATAACCCCTTGTTGACCACTCTATAGCTACCACATCTTTTCCATATTTGGATATGATATCTAACAAATCTTCGTCATCCAGATCCTCTATTAATTCTCCTCTGTAATCAAAGTCCTTCAAATCACCTGGTAAAAACTCTTGACCTATATATGGACTTGTCTTATGCTTCAACTCCCATACATTGCCACCTCTGTTGTATGTGAATGAGATCCCATTCGCTTCCCCTTTCTTTAAATATTTTACAATGTCTTTCTGTTCTATATGCTTCATTACAATAGCATCAATAACATCTCTAAGATCATGCTTGTTATCGTAGAAGAAAGTTTTCCAATTGCATTCATCATGCAATCGATGCGTATCAGAGTATTCAAAAAAGAATGACCCAAACAAACCCCAATTAGTTATAGGGCATTCTGAATCACGGCAATAATACACTTTAATGCGATAATCACCTACTTCTTTTGTTGTAATAAGATCGTCTTCCATGTCTTTAGATTTTAAATAGTTCTTAATTTTTCTTCGATAAATGCATCTATTTCATCATAGTATGATCCATCAAAATCACAATTCCCATATTCCTTTGTAAACTCTTTAGCCCACTCTTGAATGATGTTAAATGCCTCTTCCCTTCTACATTCTTTTAATCCCATTAGATCATCCACGGCTGTCACTGACATCTCTTGCAGATTTCGTAAATAATTCAAATCTATGCTATACGGTAGCTTACCTACTTCTATACATACATAATGACCCTGTTTAAAGGCATCCTGTAAATCTTCCAAACTTTCTATCAATGACTCGGACTCGTCATCTACTCTCACCTTGTATAACTCAAAATCTTCATTTTCTGCCGACACCCATATCTTGTAGGCTTTTTCGTTGGACAATCTTTTCCAAACAAATCCGTCACTGAATACAATTAGGCTGCCTGTTACTATCGTATTTTTCATAATCACTTTCTAATCTGTTACTCTGTAATAATAATCAAGTTCTTCTCCCTTAAAGTTGTTCATGGCATACTCGTCAGCTTCTCGCCATAACCGGTCATACAGTGCAGCCAGTTCACGATTGCTTTCATAATGCTGCCATATTTTATGATTCAATACGAGCGTTAATTCCGTGAAGAACTTATAATCGTCTTTCCATTCATTAAACGCACGTCTGTAGGTATCTTTGACACCTACTATACCATACTTGTCGGCTATACTAAAATCTTCCCAAAAGGTAGTCAGTAGGTTATAGCCCACTTCTTTCATAAATTCTTTGAATGTCATAATCTAATTGTTATCCTTATTTCTTCCAACACCAAAAATTTATAGCATATTTATTACGAAGAGTAATGAAAATTTTTTCTCCACTTACCTGAGCAAGAACTTTCTCGCCAAGTATCCTTTCAAGAAGAGGTGCGTATTTTGCGTCAACAGGGAGATCTCTTGTCTCCGTTATTGGCTTGTACGGAAAAAATATCCTGTTCCCATATACCATTTTTAAATATAATCCATCCGGCGATTCAAATACGTCTTTCTTTGTTTGTCTCATCCCGGATTGTATTACCTTCTCTTTTAACGATCGGATATATGATTTCTCATTGACCTCATTTATCTTATCAATTACCTCTTTCTTAAATTCGTAATACTCATATATACGACCTTTATAATCAGCCACCATTTCTTCAACCTTGCTTTTGGATGCCCATAGCCCGCAATACACATAGCAATCCAATAATCTATCTACTGAAGAAATGCCAATAAGCATCATCTCAGAAAAAGAATTTCCTTCTTTTTCTAATTCTTCTCTGGCTCTATCTGTCACCGCATCCCACCATTGTCCTTCACACTTCTCTACCTCTCCATTATCAAGTACGATATCGAACTTTCTGCCTCCGAAAGCTTCTCTTCTCTCATTTCTCTTTGCAAGGAAATCATAGAATATACCTCCTATTCTTCCAATAATGGTATCATCTCCGTACTTTGTGCTAATTTTATCAGGCATTTCGTCGAAGACAAGAAACTTCGATTTTCCTGACTCTACTAAGTATAATAGCTTCATGATTTATCTCTTTAGATGTAAGTTATGCTGCCAACATTAATCTGCATTATATCGTTTTCCAGCGTAATGAAATTATTTTGTTTTATGGGTCCAAACATCAATCCATATACACTTACTGTATTAAACAGCCTAACAGTGTGAAAATTTTCATTTAGCTCTACCCTGTTTTTATCCCAATATCCCAAATCGTTGATAGTCGCCGGGAATCCTCCTATATCGTTATGCCTGTAGTAATCGTTTTTATTGAAAACGATTCCCTTTATTAACAGGTTACCGATGCTTTTCATGTTGAATCCGGACAACGCGATCTGCTCTGAGATATAACTAATCAAACAGTTATGATACGTGTTTGGCCTATCTCCTCTCTCGTTAATAATTTTCTTCCATTTCTTCGTTAATGGAACCCTAATATCCATATATGTACCAAATACGACTATGTTAGGACATTCTCCTTCAAACTTCGTTAAATCTTCTACTTTCATAATTAACAAACATTTGTATTGTTTTCGTTGTTCACTATCTGATTAATGTATGATCCTGGCCACGAACAGCCAGGCTGACCTCATAGCAGGACGGGCGCTGCCCTACTCTAGCTGTTCTACCCACTCTCTGTACCCTACGTTAAAACCAATAGGATCATACCTTTTGATCATAGTACCATAATTCTCTCTACCGCAATACCTGTTTTTTCCTCCAATAATCCATCTCTCATCGTCTCTATCTGGAGATATGGAGTTAAGATACTTTTCATAATCCTTTCTACTCTTTCCCATCTTTGTCTTGATTTAAACAATAGTTAATAAAATAAGCAACCTGTTCATTTTCCCCTGTATTATCAAAATCACCTAAAGTCATATCATCATAATCCAGCAGAACCATACGAAAACCGTTTTTTTTGACATACACCTCCGTTAAAAACATAGGAATCCCAGCAATTTCTATTATCACCGGAAACTGATCATCAAAGTCAAACGCATTATTATCTTCTCCCCATTTTTTAAATTTTAGCTTTATACTTCCACCGTTCTCCACTAATGCCTCTTTGATGTACTTTAATCTTTTTGCATTCAGATCAATCTCTGCTTTTTCTATTTCTTTGTACAATTCATTCAGATCCATATTCCACTATATTTATGTTGTCAAATTTTTCTTTTATAACATCCAAGGCTCCACACTCGTTTGTTATCATAGCATGCATCCCTGGCTTCATTCTCCACAGATTAAAATACCTTGTCACATTCATAGTGGCATTAAATAATGATATTTCATATCTTGTGTTTCCATTTTTATCACGCCCTATGTTTTTAATATAACATATGTCTGGCTTGTATTTGAAATAATTAAAAAGCCTATACCATCCCTTCCCGTTACATGTTTCACGATTCCATATTCCAGCAAGCTTCCTATATCCCCTTACTGGTATTTTCTTTATTTCTTTTGGTACGATCTTGACATACTTTCCTTCTCCGATTGGTATGGTCATATTACCTGCCTCTTCAGTACAAAAGTATTCTATTTCAGATGCCATTCCTTTATACACATAGAACCGGTATAAGTTCCCGTCAGGGTCTACCCGATCCATGTAATATAATATCACTTTGTCTACTTTTATCTTTTTCATTCCTTTATTCTACTTATCTTTAAATTGTTATTCCCACAGTATTCCTTCAGCCAACTATCCGTTAGATAACGATTAACTCTATCGTATTTCTTTTTCGGACCCTTGCTCCAGAATTTCCATTCGTTTGTGATATTGTACCCATATTTATCAAACCAATAGATATAATACACTACGTTACCATATAAATCCACTCTTTTTCTTTCCTGTATGACTACCTCGTAAGGTATCTTCTTGTCTCTTTTCTCCATCTTTGTCCTCCTTTATTGAATAAAAAAACGGCACCTATCTTCGCAGACCAGTGCCGGCAACTAACTTACATGGAAAACTACTTAACCTCAACTAATTCTACAGAGCCGTAGAATTTAGTGAAGCTACCAACAAATTCTCTTATATTTTTATATTCTTCTGGTCGTTTTCTGTTACCATCTTTTATATAATTCACCCACAGTCTATCCTCTATGTTCTTAATCGCATTCTCTATCGTAAATTCGTCGCTGACGCTCATTAAACACGAAGACCCGGTTTTCTTATGTGGTTTATATATCCTTGAAAAAGACCACATTTTTATTCTATCATATATATATCCGTTGTTGGGATAAACGAATCCTATCCGGCTGTCACCTTCTTTAGCGTAAAACACACCTGGCTCCTTCCCGCCCTTTCTATATACTACAAATCCTTTTTCTTTTAGGATATTAACCACTTTATCTAATTTATTTTCTACGTTCATTTTCATGCAAAAATTTAAAAACGACTCTCATTATAGTTGCGAAGTTCTCTACCTTAATCCACTCATGAGCTACTGCTCTAAGTACAGACGTTTCATATGTTGGAATATTGTCTTCTTCAAGCACCTTACAAGAAGCCAGAACTCCTTCGGTCGGCTTTAGTCCACGGTCATGCAGCTCGCAGAGACCGTCTGGCCGGCGGAATGCGCACCACCCGTCTTTCTCTGTCGGCTGGATCATCGCTATTGGTTTTTCCTTCACTGCAAGATACCCTACCATCCACATTGTTTCTTTTAACCTATCAGCGTATCCGGCATCTATGATAGCCTCTATGTCTTTTGGCGTACCAATACAAGGAACCTTACACATGTTCTTGCATTTATCACATGTACAAGGTTGCTCCCATCTATTATGATCTATGCCTACCAACTTCTTTATCCGTTCTACTTCCTCTTTCATGTCACACTTCTTTCGTTAGTTTATCATAATATGCTTTCAATTCCGGTGAAGCATATTCCATAAATGCCTCAAATAAACATGGTACTTCTACTATCGCGTATATAGCGCACCCTTTCATCGTTGAAAGCTGTTCAAGATCATTACTGTACAGGCACGTAACATAAGCACCTACATTAAATACATGTAAATCTATCCTTACGTATTCCATACATAAAGATAATGACTTAAACAAATCCTTTACATCATTCTTATCAAAGAGTTCTACAAATTCTCTCAATTTCATCTTACTACCCTTTCCACGTGTTTAATTAATACTACTGCCATCCCTTTGCCGGTTTTTATCGCACATTCCGATCCTTTTATCCATTCTACACATCCTACATACTTTTCTGTAGAATGAAAACCTGGATTGTATTTCCCGGATGTACTAAACTCTACCGTATCCCCTACCTTCAGATCCTCAAAAGCAATAGCCCATGTGGTCCAAATTCTATCATGTCTTCCAGGCTGAATGGCTCCGATTACGCCTTTCTTACGACCGTTTTTTATTGCCTTTAGTATTATCTTTCTATCACCTTCAATAAGGCTGCAAAAACACCCATAAAAGGTCAAATCAACCTGTTTTCCTCCTATTTCTTCTCTTATTTTTGTTATTCTGTTCATTTTCTGATTTTGTTTTATTTTTTTCTTTGTTTTTTCTATCTTCTATAGAAGATGATAATAACATTATCTTTTCTATGTTACTTTTTGACTGTAAAAAAGAATCGCATTTCATTACTACTACGATCTTCTTAAGTTCCCCATTATCATACAGCGATACACGCATCATGTTTTGCGCCTCGTCCACTATCAGACCTGGAGTAGTCTTAGCCATTTTGCGTAGCTTATTATACTCCGGTCTTTCCATTTCCTCTGTTTATTACTCTATAGTATTTATCTTTATCTCCCTCTTCCAACTTCTCCAAATAGAAAATTCCATCATGCAAATGAGACAAACAAAACCTGTATCCGTATTTCTGCGTTCTTCTTACATGATCCCGCAATCTTATCTCTTCACTTTTGTCTTGTACTTTGATTTTAATACTGTCTCCTTCTTTGATTGTGTATAAAATAGTTTGAATCTCTTCTTTTTTCATCTTATAAAATATTTTAACGGCAGCACCTATACTCACGCACCACTACTGCCTTATGTTTAACAATTAAATACTTAACTCTTCAATGGTCAAGCCTTTTTCTTTTGCCCATTTTAACATCGAGCATAATTCTGTTTCTGATTTATATTTCGGATCACGCCACGCCCATCCGAATTTATCCAGGACATGATGATATAATTCGTCGGCCTTTGCCGTGTAAATGTCTTTGAATAAATGCTCCGAACCTTCCGGTATAAGCATCTCTGTTGTTGCAAAATCGGAATACGATAAACATCCGTAAGCATATTCTGTTATTTCACTCCACGCTTCTCCGGCTTTAAATCCAAATTCTTTTACAAAAGCCAAAGTTAGATACATATTTAATAATATTGTTACATCATATCCCGAATCTGACTTTCTTTCTATTATTTTCTTTTCAAATTCCTTTAAATCTTCAGGTCCTAAAAAGATGTATCCTGATACCGACCGATAATTAGCCTCCGCATACTTCTTGCATTTATCATCATTAACAATCTTACCAATGTTAGATAACATCTTTTGCCTCCATTCATCACAAAACTCTACCTCTACGTTTATCCAATCGGTACCATAATTGTATTCTTTTGGATGTCCGACCGATATTACCTTTATGTTATTCACACCATATTCATAAAGGCGTTCGCCCACCTTATTCGCCCATTCCTGTACAAAAGGAATAAACTTATTGCAATAAGAATCAAAATCAAAATCTAATTCCTCCTCATATTCCGGCATCTCTTCATAATCTTGTTCAAAGAAATAGCGAGGATCTGCTATTGTTTCATAGAAACTTACGTTAATGAAACAAAACTCGTTGGTTGTCGTTTTTAATATCATAGCTTTTTGTATTTACGTACATTTTTCTTGCCATAGAATCTACACATGGCACGAATCTGACTATAAAATACTTTTGTCCTCCTGGCCTCAAAGTATTTAAACATTTCTTCATTCTTTGTTTCCCACACGTAATCCGTTTGAGAACTCATGTGATTTTTGTCCTTGCGTGAATAATGGTAATATGATACCACAACACGTTTCGCACCATTCTTTACAGGTACGATATTCACATCTATGTTATTATCTGTCATATTATTATCGTTTTATATATTATACAAATACAAAGAGCGCATACCTTCACAGGCCGGCGCTCTTTTCAATAAAAATGAAAAAACTAACATTACATAAACATATTGTTTTCTGCTCTTTATTACAATACTTTTGTCCCACAATTGTTATATCGTCCGTACTCTTTTTTCGTATCATTCAAGATTTCAAACACCATCTTCTTATGATCTTTGTTTGGTAACTTGTCTTTAACAGCCGATATCACGCTCGCTATAGACGTAAAGCCTGAATCTGTTATTGAACACAACAACAAACCTCTGTCGTCGTCTGTGCTTATCGCTGACGCCTTTATAATATCATTCCTATATATTCTCATAATCTTTCGTTTTATTGTCTACAAACTTATCTATATCGTCTCTTATTCTTTTTAGCACTCCGGCTATAATTTCCGGCATCTCTCCTTCGGTACGGTTCAGAGTTTCTATCACCCCATCAATCCTACCAATTTGACGCCATAAGAAATTGGCGTCTTTCGCATTAAATTCCCTCATCATGTCTTATTTTACAGTAAACAACTTGCTTTTTTAAGCACCAGTCTTGCGATTCTGAGAGTGAACACCGTTCGGAGTTGTTAAAAAATATACAATCTTTGCAGAACATAAGAGGATCTTCGTCGTCACCAACTACTTTGACATCATACTCTATACCATACAATTTTAATCTAAATACATCTCCTGTTTTTTTTAGAAGACAAATCCATGTTCGGACCGAATGTTATTACTTCCATATAATTATGTTTTATTGTTTGTGAGATGCCCAGAATCGAACCAGGACCGGCACATACATACCGGCACGCCGCGCCATCCCTCTATGATACACAAATAGACATGCCTATTCTCACGAACCGACATGCCAAAACCCAAAACTTAATTTGATGAATAAAATAGATTAACAAAAATACTATTCTAACTCTTTTATAATATCTTTCACAATATTCAGCCTTACCTCCTTCGTTTCTGGACTAATGCAACCAAACCACCCATAAAACGTTCTTGTTTCCTCTGGTTCTGTGGCCATACTTATCTTCTCCTCCAATTCCGGGAAATATATTCTCACCATTTCGTCTGAACGAAACCCATAGATATTTTTATGTTTTTTGAAATACATAAACACTACATTTCTTAACGCAACACATATGTATTCCCCATCCTCTTGCCTATCAATCATCTCATATACCTTTTTCCATATGAATAATCGCTCTTCTTTTGTAAACATATCTCTCTTCGTTTTTTATAGTATTATTAGACTGTATGCAGACTTTTCCATGTACACAATATTATGCTCCTGTCCAAACATTTTCTTTGCTGCCTCTTTCTTTATCGCACAATATCTTCCTGTGCGATACGGATTCTTTTGATCTGAGCCATCTTCGACTTCGATAATAAAACAACCTCCTTCGTCTATTATCTTTTTGCAATTGTCACATACTTCGCCCGTGCATATATGATGCGGCGCCTGCCCCTTGATGTTATTCCCTAATAAAGCAATCCCCATCTCTTCGCCACATATCATGCAAACTTCTATAGACGGATTCAATCCGTGTTCTGGATGTAATGTAATACCATCTTTCATTTTCTTTCCTCCTTTGTTTTTAATGTTGTGTGAGATCGCCGGAATCGAACCGACCTACCGCACCATGAATCCCATAAAGCAAGTGCTCCGATCTTCGCAGACGGGAGCACTCTGTCTAAAGCATAAGAAAATTAATGAAGAAATTTTTCTCACTTACGCCATAGCATCTAAAATAGCTATCAACACTATTTCTATGACAAACATAATAGAAAATATCTTAAATGCCTTTTTCATATCGCTATCTCCTCCTTTTTATTTTTTTTAGTTCCACAACAAACTGTTCCGGCTCTGCTCCGACCTACGTTCCACCTACAACCGCAGGCCTTAGCCCAAGGCGCCGCCTACTCCCCCTCTATGGCAGCCTGTTCGTACCTACAAATCCGGTCTCCATCTACACAACTAACACTACGCGATAACAAACATTTATCCTTATAACAATCATAAAAAATACACCTCTCACAACCGTAATCCTTAACGTCTACACAGCTAACTACCTTAGCATATACTATACCATCACTGCCTTCTATTCCTTTCACCCCAAAAATAGAACCTTCTCCCTCCTTACTCAAATCTAAGTCAGGCGCAAAGTCATATACGTTCATGTTGTTTATGTTTTAATTGTTATACATTCCGATTACTACTAATCTATAGAATATAGTTTTCAACTCTCAACCTATTGAATTTTGTAGAATAAACTCACATTATGCCGTTTTAAAGCACTGTAAGTCTTAATTTTGTAGGAAAACCCTACATAATGCTGTTTTAAAACGCTGATCTGTTGAATTTTGTTGGAAGGAAGTGCCCTCCCTCCCCCCCTCTCCAACCCCGGCTAATCCTCCGACTTTCTGCATAGAACCTGCGCTTTCGGCCTCACTACAGGCATACGGAGAGCGCTACAAGCTTATACTATGGCATGGGATATGGGGTGTTTAGAGATAATATCATTCCATAGAGAGAATAGAGAGCCTTCAGCCCACGCCCTACCGTCTGCTCCTCCTATCAAGATAGATATTCAAACCTATAATCAAAGCCAAAAACAAAAAGCAAAAGACCATTACAACATTATACTGATCCGCTCCGTACTCCAACATAGAACGAATACCAACCGACAGAAAATAAAGATCAGCGACTAATAAAAACCACCACATAAAACAAAAAATTTACAATAAGTATGTCCGAAAATACGGGTATTATAAAACCTAACTAATTGATAATCAAACATACCTCATTTTTAAGAAAAATACAATAAGCCTAATTTTCAATCCATAGAGACGAAAAAGGCGGCATCCTACACCATATTTTGGGTCAGAAAACCGCCTCCAGTTTCGTTTTAGACCAATTTTAACGACAGGATATAGACAAAATACCGGCGTTATATCCGAATACTCCTATTTTTGTTTCGTTTTAGACCAATATAGCTCTCATCCGCCGTTCACTCTCAGAATATCCTACCCGTAAATAGAAAGAGTAGGATACAAAAATAGGACTGCTCCGATATTCGGAACAACCCTATTCCTGTTTAAATACTGTTTATGTTCTCCTTCACGTATGTTCGTGATGTATGGACTTTACGTTTGCATTTGTCCTTTCCTGTATCGGCATGATACGCTTCTTTGAGATCACGATACAACATAAATTCACGATACGCTCTTTTCCGCTTTTCTTTAGCTTCTTTCCTGGACAGACCGCGGACGTCTACCATATGAGATTTAAATTTCCTTTCCATTTTCTTTATGCTTTAATTATGATTAACCCCAGCGGTTAAGTGCTTCAATATAGAAACCCTCCGCCTCTTTGTACTCACTTTCGCTCAATGTTTCCACCGTATCTATGTAGTTACGCAATGTTATTTTTACGCAACTGTTTTTAGATTTATTGAACGCTTCAGTTAAAGCGTTAATCATTGCTTTCTTTTCCATGCTATTATATTATTTATAATTTAGAGGTTGCTCTGGAATCGAACCAGACACGCATTCCTATTCTATACGAATTTTATGCTACAACCAACAGCCCGTAATTAGTACGTAGTTCTTGTGTACAGGCCCGTACTATGTTGTTATTATATTTTCCGTCTGCTACACAATTTAGCCACAAATAAAGGCGATTGTGTCCTTGCGTTTTGATACGGCACGTCCCTACATGGTAGGCTACATGCTTGTACCCTGTAATTTAATCTACAGCCTTGTTCTATTTTTCGTGTAAGCAAGTAAGACACGTTTCGATCTGGAGATAAACCTCGTACAACGGCATGTTTTCCAAACTGTAATCACATACCTAACATAAACCATACCTATTCGGATAGTCCATGCAGTAATACCAGCCCTTTAATTGCCAACGGCAAGGGCAACGGTATATCTATCTCCAATATGTAAAATAACTCTCTATTTTGTCAGCTTCAGTCTAAAGCATACGCGGGACGTGCACCCACTGACAACGGCGTACAGACGCGTTTAACGGTACGCGTCAAACCTTTGGAGAGCTTAACGGCGCTCTCCGTGCCTTGTTACTGCTGGTTGCTTTCATGTGCGAGGTATTCACTTACACACTTTGCCACAGTGCGAATAGAATAAGATTTGATCTTAACAGCCACATAAGTAGATTTGTACTCGTCGGTTTCTTTTACCAACCATTTAGTACTTTTTTTATTCTCCAATGATTCGGCAGTAGTAAAACCAAATGCTTTATATTCGCTACCGTAAACCACATTCTCAGCGCACCAATCAGCCGTTTTAGCTTCAATTCCTTTTTCTTTGTCCGCATTGGTATCCTTATATACTTTAGAGTATAAAGCAAATTTAACAAAGGTATTATCAACTTTCGGTAACATTTGGCTACACACGGCTACCAGGCGTTTTTTATCCTTGGCGAGGGCTGCAACCTTTACGGCGTATTCTGCCGGTATTTCCAAAGCCTTGCAAATAGCCTTTAGATCAGCTCCATTAGCAAATAGAGCGTTGTACAGTTTAACAGCACCTACCAAATTTGCAGCATTTTCTTTGATAACGGCATTCTGTAGTTTGTTTACATTTTTTTTCGTAATCATATCCCAATATATTTTAATTGTTAAACAAATGATATTCAAATTAATGACCCACAACGCAGGCAATTACAGATACATATATAGCCAGCCCAACGGGTACACTATATAGGTTCACTATGTTAACTCGTAATCTCTCTCGATCACGACGCAAATATACGACATTTATCAATATTACATATATATATGCTATATTTTTTTTGTTAACTTGTATTAATTTCGATTCTATTATCTGATTATCAGTAAGTTACAAAAAACACAAGAGCGGTATTACACGCGTACATTAATATGTAGGATATATTCTTATTTAAGTGGCTTATAATCAATAGGTTATAATAACACATTGATTATCAATAATTTAAATAAGTGATTGATAATCAGACAGTTTGTAGGTTTGAGGTGAAAACGCGTTTCCGGTTTTCCAGCGAAGGGGGTGTGGGGGGGGAGAAAACGCGTTTCGGGGGCGGGAGGTTCGTGATAGGTACCCCCTCTCTCCCATCACATAAACATCTTTCATATCCCTCATCACATAAACCTCTTTCTCATATCTCTCCCATCACATAAACATTTCACCATTCCTCTCCCTCATCACATAAAAGTATGGGGAACCTATCCAAAGTTCCCCATACTTATTTTACGACGGTAATTATTTACTTTCCCATATTAGTTTATCTTCGGCTATTCCGATCTTTACTTCCTCGCACTTTCTTCCTATCCATCCATTGAGATACGAGAATGGTTCTGAGTTTTTTACTTCTTCTCCTAAGAAATTAAAAGCTTCAGTAGAAACATGGGATGCTTCATGGCAAACTGTTTCAAAATCAATTATTTTCTTATTAATAAACCATATCAAAAATCCCGTATTAGGATTTAATTTACACCCTCCGTATGGAACGGATACAGTTACAGCCTTGCTATTATCTACGTAACTAAAATCGTTATTGAAACATTCTACCATGCCAGATACGTCTTTTCCTACGTATATCCACAGATTAAAAGGATAGACTTCCGGATAGAACTGATATAATTCACGCTTCATTTCGATAAAAGTTTTTTACTTTCAAGGAAGTCCTTAAACTGATCACTTGATACGTCTATAACGAATCCAGCAGCACCAGCATGTCCTCCACCACCGAATCTTTTACTTACCTCACAGCAATCTACGCTGTCTTCTACGCATTCATAAAGAGAGAACCGTACTTTACCACCTGGCATGATACAAAATGGCATAAGGGCTTTAATTTTTCTACCGTCTAACCAGTCTCGTGTAAGAGAATCAAATACCTTAGAACTAAATTCGGTGGTATTCATCGCCACGACCTTCACCTCATCAACGTACGCTTCGAACGAATACGCACTTACCTCTTGTTCGTTTTTACCAGCCATGTAGTTAATTATAGCACGTCCTTCTTTAGCGAGATCATAAAAAATAAGATCAATTTCATTGTCCTTCATATCTTCTTTAAAGTGATCATACAAATACGACAATGCTATTAATACATTGAGTCTTATTTTTGATCTCAAGGCATACTGGATAGCTACTACCGTATCCCAGCCTAAACCGGATTCTTTATTCCACACATCGTAGTCTGACAGACACCGGACGATCGCCGGCACCTTCCCCATCAGCAGGTCCGAAGCCAGAGCGCACGCACCGACGCCGACTCTCCTAAGCCCTGGAACAGTGAATCCCCATGTCTTACTATCTTCGATAATTCCCTTATGATGATCTATCCACATCAGGCTCTTTCCTTCATCAAGCCACTTTTTGAAAACCGTTTTAGAATCGGCACCGAAAGACACATCAAGAACGTAAACAACATCTAAGTCACTCACCTTGCTGGTAACTTTCTTAACATCATCTTCATACGAATACGGGATATAAATAACATCCTTGTTTTTACTGTTTTCGTACATGGTTGCGATGGCTGCCGACACAACGCCATCTAAATCTGATTTATGATAAACTATCGCCGTTTTTTTTACTTTCATAATATAAGCTTGTGAATGTAATATTATTGTCTCCTTTATCTATTCTTATAATATCGCTGTATCCTCTATAATCCTGATCTTTTTTAATACGAACCTTCAAAGTAGCTAAAGGAGGTTTACAGACAGGAGGAGTGTCAAACTCATCACTATAAATATCTTGCAATTCAATTTTTATATTAAGATCAACTCCATATGGATTTTCAAGGATATATATATGATCGTTGTTTAGAATAACTATTCCTTCACTTGTATGTTCTTTGGACAATACATAATTTAAATCAAGATCTTTACCAACAAACTGAATAACATCCATATAGTCAATGCCGGCATTCTCAGCACATACCTTATCCGAATCAGAGAACTGCCCTGGCAGACCACTGGCGCTTCCTACCATCAGCGTCATTGTCTCAATATCTTTATATGTTATACCATCCATCATCAACCTACAAGCACCAAGTGCCTTATATACCATACCGGGATTAGGCTTCATCATCGGATCATATTCATCAATTGAAAAACACTCATAATGACCATACACTACTCCTCTTATACCTCTTTTCACTGCAAGATCATGAACGCATCTAAGGACATAATTTATCTTCGCATCAATATCTTCATCGGAAACAAACCCGACACCCACATCACATTGGTTGCTTATTATACCAAAGTATTTAACGCCATTTTGCTCCATAAGATCAAGTGCCCTATTCACGACATCTTGCTTAATCTTCATATCAGTAAGATCTTTTGCATAAAGACCTCCAGATATGGTTTCAACCAACGTCCCGTCAAAATCAAATAGTAGTATTCTTTTGTTTTTAATATACAAATCTTTCATCATTTTTCACTCCTACTCTTTTTTATTACCCTAAACTGAAGACGGAATAGATTACTGTCTTCTTTTATAATATCATACACAGCATAAGAATTTTCTCCTATATCCCATCCAAGATAATCGAGCAGGTCTTTTAAGTAAATTCTCTTGTATTTTACACCAAGGTTATTTACCTTAAACGATCTCTCGTCTTCAACATCAGAAGCAGCCAGATAAAAGACCGTATTTTCAACTCCTTCAAATATCTTCCCTTCTTCTAAGCCGATAACAACCGCATCCGTTACCCCCATCCAATTCAAATTATCGACAGAGATAGTCATTATCTTACTTTTGCTGATTGACAACTTCCGGATCTTGCTTTCTTTAGTTTTAGATCCTAAAAAATCCGTACTGTTAAAAAAATCTACTTTCATGGTTATAATATTTTATATTTATGTTGCAAACATACATAATAAATAATCATCAAAGAAATAAATAGGATTAAAATATGATAAAAAACCCATAGCACTACGTATTTAATAAAAATAAATCAATGACGTAAGATAATAAAAATAATCATATATTTGTCGGTATCTTAATCAATTAAAAATAAATGTCATGGCAGAATTGAAAATAGGTTTTGTAACCTTCAATCCGGGATCAGGTGATGGTGATCAGGCGGTTACCGTATCAGGTGAAAAATACGAAGGTCGTGTACAACGCACGCAACAAGTAGAATTTGGTGCCGAATCTGGGGGTGTTAAGAAAAGTGCTACCATAAACCAAGCTGCGGCAGCTGAGTTTGTAAAAATAGATCCTACTGCATCAGTAGGAAAAGGAGGTGGTACTGTAACGATCAACGGTACAAGTAACTCAACTAAATTAACGTTCTCCTTAACTCCAGACGAGACTCATCCTCTGGCGTTGGAGATACCTGCCAGTTATCAGGCGGCAGGCAAGGCTACCAACAACGGCGCTGTTATTGCCGACGACCCTGGTGCAACAGGGGGCTTTGCTTTCAGTATCGTATTCTCCGGTATTGCAGCGAACACTAATATAAACGATCTGGTAAATACTCTTAAGGTGACGGCCGCTGGTGGTCAGACAGCTAATACGGTTATTACCCAGACAGCAGGTGATCCGTTCTTGGAGATAGACAAGGAGGTAATTAACTTGGATGCAAACGGTACTCCTCAGACTATCAATGTTAATGCAAACATCAGGTGGACTATCACGCAAGCTGTTTCTAAGTTGGTAAGGAAAGCAATGAAATAACAATTACTTACAGAAAAAGAAAAGAGGCGCCTATTTGGCGTCCCTTTTTTCTATGCATTGTATGTAGTATTTATCTTTTTGCCTACTGACAAAAATCTTTTTTAAAATCATCTGTTTTCTGATATGGACTCTTTTCCCGTCATCTAATTCCCTCCATATTTCATTAAAGATCAAATCTATTAATTCCATAACCTTCTTATCAGAGACAAGATTCTTTCTACCGGGGCTAACCCATCCGTCATCAGTCATCTTACCGGCTATCCTATTAGCTATCCTGCTTAATTCACGTGGGGTACTCATTTTAATTTGTTTTTAAATATTCTACCTTTTTCACACTGAAGTATGCAGTCCCTCATGGGATGATCTTGTTCGTGATCGTCACACATCGGAAATTCTTTTCCATAGGGGAAAGCGATGTGCGGGCACTGCGCCCTGAACGCATCCCAGGCCGACTTCCTCACAGCCTCAGCCCCGGCACGCACGCCCTTCTCTCTTTCCTTGGCTGGGTCAGCATACACGTTTGAAATAGCTCTTTTCTTCCAAGTGAGCATATTGTAGTAAAACTTATCCACCAGTTTCCTACCCACTACATCAAACTTCTGTCTATGAATTAAAGGTGCTACCTTAACGACGTTCTTCCTATTTTTACTAACATCGACATAAATCAGCCCGGCATAAGAAGGGACTTCACTTACGTCAATCATATTAGGCGGACAGGCGTAGTAGAAATAGTTTGGAGGATAGCTTATGACACCACCTACCTTAATAATGCCGTCTTTAAGAACCTTATGTTTTTTATCCTTTTTGAAGTCGTTAAAGAAATCTTGTTTAGACATCTTGACCTCTACTTCATAAGCGTACAATGATCTTGTTATGGCCAGGAAGTCAGATTCCCAATCATATATATGGAGATTGTTAATAACATACATCGGATTACTTAGCAGATCCCTATTAAGGATCTTAAGCATTTGTTGCTCTGGGTAGTTCATTGTCTTACTTTTTTAGAGGCTTGTGGCGGAATCGAACCGCCCTACGAGATTTTGCAGATCCCTGACTAAACCACTCATCCAACAAGCCATGTAGCCCATGCCTGAATCGAACAGGCAACTTTTGATTAGGACTCAAAGGTTTTATCCATTAAACTAATGGGCCGTTTAATGTTTGCTATGTTCACACACCGCAAACACCGAGATAATTAACACTTTACACAAAATATGTACCGTTATCCAAGGAGGATTCGAACCTCCGCTAACAGAACCAAAATCTGTTGTGCTACCACTACACCATTGGACAGTGGTCCCGGAGGGATTTGAACCCACGATCTTGCGGTTATGAGCCGCCTGCTTTCACCACTAAGCTACAGGACCTTAAAAATATGCAGGAGCCTTCACAGACGCCTGCATATATCAGCTAAAATTTTCAACCAAATAATTTATCCTAAAAACTCTCTCAACGCAAAGTTAAGTACTAACCCATAATATGGCAAACATTAAAATATAAAAAGGATTAAAATACCTACTTCTTTTTTTTCTTCTTCTTTTTAGTGTCTTTTACTCGTTCAGCTTCGTTTTCGGGCTCCACAATATCACCGGCTTCTTCCTGAATCACATCCGTCTCAGGAACAACATCAGACTTCTCCGGTTCTGCCACATCCTTATCTGCCTCCTCATCTTTATCCAATTCCGGCTCAGCGACATCATTTTTGTCTTTACCGATTATACCTATCTGGTAGCCTCTTAATTCTATTTGCATTGATTTCAGCTTCGATTCTAACTCCTGTATTGCCTTGGCTCCAATAGAAACCTCATTTTCCAAATCTCCGATTCTGATCCTGGCTTCAATCAATGCATTTGATTTCTTTTTTAATTCAAATGAGATACTGTCTCTCTTTTCTTCCAAGTTACTGATTTTGTAATTAGCCTCATCAAGATCAGACTTAGCTTTGTCAAGATCAGCCTTGGCCGCATCAAGTTCTTCCGTTTTCTTCTTGACGCTTTTTATCAGCTTTTTCTGATTTTCCTTCAAGGCGTCAATCTTTTCCTTAGACTCAGAAAGATCTTTGCCAATAGATAAAATCTCTTTATCCTTTGAAGCAATATCTGACTTAAGTTCGGAAAGCCTTTCCTTGTAAAAATCAGCCTTATCCTGCATTTCCTCAATTTCTTTTGCAAGATTTTCGGATTTAATAGCTTTTTCCCTGTACATTGACAGCTTGCTGTCTGTGATGAATGTAAAACCTAACATGCTCATTTTCAAAATATTTAAACATTACTTAACTCCAGAACTACCAAGACCTTTTTCTCCACGTTCATTTCCGTCTTCTACCTCAATATCTGTCACCTCTTCCAATACCATTTTGTATTGTGGAACGATTTCCATCTGAGCTATTCGATCGTTTTTATGGATTACGGTCGGTTTTTTATTGATTTTAGTAAGATTAACCATATACTCTCCTTTGTAGGTAAATTCGCATTTACCGGGTGCGTTAGTAACTACCACTCCCTCGTCAAAAGAGAATCCTGATCTTCCTTCTACATTCGCACACCATCCTTCTGGGATATTCAACTTGAAGCCGGTTCCGATTCTAACAGAATAACCTTGATATAAGGTAATTGATTCAAAATCGGAAGGAACATCTATTTCCACTCCCATGTCATTCACCATCTTCACCACTCTATATGCACGAATATCACAACATGCATCTCCATCATGTTTGTATTCAGGTACCACTACATCAGGATAAAGTTTCTTAATACCTACCTGCACAGTCTTCTGATAACCTGGAGTCAAATACGATTCAGGTATTTTATTAACGACCTTATCTTCTTTTTTATGTTTGTTGTTCTTTTCAGAAACAGTATCCTTCTTGCTATCTTCTTTTTCAGAAAGAAGTCTTTCAATATCTTCTAACTTGTCCATAATTATATTTTTATAGTACAATAAACAATACCTTCTTTTTTTATGTCCTTTGTTGATTCATAGCACTCACGAAAAGTACTTATGTCTGCATCATTAGGATCATCGACCCACTCATCTCCTTGCTTATATTTTTCTCTGGTTTCTGAGTAGATCATACATAATTTATCCCCATGCTTCGCCATAATCCTTTCTTCTGTCACTTTCCTACGAAGTTTAATAAGGGGAAATCTTGTAACTATTTCTACCATCATTCTACACAATCTTTAAAAGCCCAAGAGATGTTATTCTCCTGGGCTGATGTTTATATTAAAATGGAAGGTCATCTTCTTCCATAGGAGGGAAGTTCGGCATCTGTGCTTGCGGCTGTGGCTGCGTCTGATGCTGAGGCTTGGTGCTCCTTGTAGTAGGCGCCTGGGCAGGTGCAGCAGGCTGAGCCGGTGCCTGATACTGTGCTGGCTGTTGAGCTGGCTGTTGGTAATTCTGATACGGAATAGCACTCGGAACAGACTGAGGTTGTTGAACCTGTTGAGGCGCGGCCGGCTGCTGGGTATAAGTCTGAGGGGCTGTAGGCTCTTGCTGAGTATTTCCTTCTAAACCTAATTTAGCCATTATACCTGCTCTGATATCTTTAATAGAAGCATTGAACCTGTTTGAATATTCAGTAATCTTCTGATAAGTGAAGTTGTTTTGAGCTGAATAATCGAGGCTTTTCTTGCCATCAAATCCTGTAACTTCAACAGGGTCAGGCCAACCATTTACGCCTTTTTTATAAAAACGTTCAACAAGCTGATCTCTTTCTCCGTCTACTCCGGCATATGCGATAATAAGTTCCGAAGATCCAAACTCGTCATCTTTCTTCTTCTTAAAGACATTGAAATAAATTTCACGACTGAAATCGATGTTTTCGTAGTATTTTACGAAGCTCTTAACAAAGCCCTTGATATTTCCTTTTTGATTGACGAGAGGTATGGAAATACAATAGTTTTCATTAAGTTCGTAATCTTTTAATACGATAAGGAAATTAGTAACAGTATTTCCATTAGAGAAAGTGCTTGACTTTAACCCGATGTAGTTAATGTATCCAACTACTCCATTATAATACTCTTTCCAATATCCCGCCGGCTGACCGCTATTAGGATTTATGTGCTGAACAAAACCTTCTTTTGGTTCGTTACTTTTTTCATACAAGTTACCATCTGAATTAATATACAAATAATAAGTTGTACCAAAACTTCTGTTTTCTCTAAAAGCCATATTATTATTTTTTTTATAGATTATACAATGTTTGATTTAAGACGTATGTTGATTCGTATTTAGGATTGAACATCTTTATCATCTTATATTGATCAGACCAATCCATAACAACATCTCCTTTTATAAGTGATTTTACGGAAGACAGTATATTTTCCTTACCGATAGAAAAATTAAAACACGGGCCCTCAAGCGCATTAAAAGGCATTGATTCCATTATCTTTTTTCTATTTCCAAAATCCTCAGACATTACCGTTATGCCGTTTTCTTTATCTACCTTAACATTGACAACATTATCCACTAAAGTCATGGAATTAAGAACCGATATAAGCAAATCTCTGTCGAACTTAACACTCGAAGATTTTTCGAATTTGTTACATACGTATTCGTAGTTAGGATACTGTTGTTCTACGTTCATATCCGATATAATCACATTATCAAAGCATAAGAACGTCCTAACGCCATCTGTAGAAATACTGATCTCCGTATCCTTATCAGACAGAAAGCGGTATAAGATGGAAGCCGCGACCTCACTTAACATAATCGACCTTTCTTCTACTGCATTAGCATACTCTTTCCTGTTTATAAAAAGATGGAACATATCAGTAGAAACAATGTCAATATATTCCTTCTTCACATTAAGAAGAATCGAGCCTATAGCCGGTCTAAATTCATCCGATCCAACAAACGCAAAAGATCTTTTCATAGACTGAATGAAAGACGAGCTCATAACACGAATACCGTCACCTACAGGATAAAAGAAATCAGGGAAAGCCTTATCCTCAATCCAAGTAGAAGAAAAAGATCCTCTATCGTATTTAAAAACGATACTGTAATCGTTTTTAATCTCTATCTCTATATCCTGGTTATGATTTTTAAAAAACGAAATAAGAGTCCCTGCATCTACTAAAAAAGAAAACTTATGGTCACAAGAAATATCAGTATTCACATCGAAAATATCATCCGTATATGTTATACGTTCGTTCATGGCTTGTATCCGGATATGATCAAAATATAAAGTAATTTTTATATTCGATGTGACACAATCCTTTAGAACCTTATCAAACATCTTTGAAATGTTTGAAAGTTTCTCATTCATTAGTATGCCAGGAACTCTTACTTTCATTTTTTTTAAAACTTACGATTATGACTATCTAACACTGCAAATGTATTATTTTAAAATCTAATTACGAATTAATTAGATTTAAAATGATTTAAAATAGATTAAATGGTTCTTCTTGCTGCTTCTGCTATCAGCATTGCGTCAACTATACCGTCATGAGCGGTCTTACATCTTTCATTTTTAACAAACGTATCGTTTGGCCAAAGCCTTTTAGCGCAAGCTAATGACGTTTTCTTAGTATTTACCTTACTGGCTTCCATAACCTTATCAGAATGCGTCCAAACTAATTTCTGCCATGTTTTAGGGGCTATGAAATTAACGGAGCAACTTATGTCCGGAAATGCCATACAGAGGGATAGGAACAGCCCATGCAGTTGGCCTTTGTTCTCCATGAGAGAAGCTGTAGAGGACGTGCTGACCCCGTACAGTGCGTGGACGTCCTCTATGACAAATACTACCCTATCAGGATTGTTTTCTACGATCGTATCCCGGCAAAAAACATATTCTTTAGTCAAGTCTACCGGCCCTGAAGCTGATATTCTTGGAGTGGAGATTCTTGATATTAGTTTGCTGTCTTGATCGATGCAGGCTATGGCTCCATCTTTTCCTGGATCTGCGGCTATATATAGTACCATAATACACTAATTTAGATTCATGTCGATTTTACCAATGCTATCGTCATTTTCAAAGCCTCCATTGTCTGTAAGTTCGTAATCAATAGCCACAGCACCATTACTAAGAATGTAAAATCCTTTAAACATCTTTCCTATCTCAATAGGATACACGACATTTACGTCCCTTCCAATATCCTCAAACGGCATAGCGATATCTTCTGATTTAGCTTCCTTTTGTTTTGCTAATACACCAACGGGTATATTTTTACCTTTTATAGATGCGTATGTAACCATATACAGAATATTGTTATTGACAAACGCCCTATCACTACTTACCTTATCCAAGCTAACATATATAATATGTTTTATAAAACTATTGATATCTCCACATATGTTAATAGCTTCTACTTCTTTAGGAATAACGACTTCCACTTCTTCTGGTTTTATATTTTTCTTTTTCATTGCATTAATCTTTTTGTGTTTTGTTTTACTTCTTCAACAAGATCCTGATCTTTCATCATCTCCTGCTTAAGTTTCTCATTCTCCTTAATTCTTTTCACCCTATCGGCAAGAATCTTCTTATATTTCTTATCCGATATTTTAATAAACCAAGGACAGTTCCTTGATGGAATCCTTTTACATGGATAGTCAGTGAGACCGTTCGGTCCAAACTGCTCGCATCGGTTACATTTCTCTTCTCCTGTCATTACATCATATTTTAGGGAAACATTCTTCAAGTTCTCTATAAGAGCACTCTACTACAACAGAATCTCCTTTAGGGAGAAATACTAAAATAGAATCGATAGAAAAAACACTATCTACTTTCCTTACAAGTTGGCCATGCTTGTAAGAAGACATGACCAACCTAATTCCATATGCATCTGAATAAGATCCTTTCCTACATGGAATTATGTTTTCAACAACATAATCAAAGCCTCCGATATTAACCTCATCTCCGGCACTGATTTCCATAATAGGAATCATTTTGGCTCTTCTATCTATGCTTATTTTCATTTCGCAATCTCAAATTTTATTTGCTCCTTCGGTTCATAATTCCATACCTCAAAATCATCAGCTACAAAATCATAAAACCCTTTACCTTCCATACGGGACGAGATAGTAACCTGCGGAACCGGGCCGAAAAGAGAGCGACGGAGGAGCTCGTTTGCCTGTTCTTCGTGACGGTCATACACATGCATATCTTGGATGAAATGAGTGAAAACTGCGGGTCTTAACCCGGAGTCGTGAGCGAACATCATCATCAACGCCGCATATTGAGCTACATTCCAGTAAGAAGCTGTAATCATATCCTGGCTGCGCTGATAAAGCGTCATATACAACTCATCTCCTTTAACAGATAAATTGATCTGGAACGCGCATTCTTGAAGAGGTTTTAGTCCATTGGTTTCAGGATCGAACATGGATGCTACTATTCTTCTTGACGAACGATCATTCTTGAGTGACCAAAGAATTAAATCTGTTTGGTTAAGAAAACCGTAAAGACCATCATGGATATCTGTCATACCATCTGGAGCTTTTCCGGTACCCATATAAACATGTCTGTTCACCATATCTCCATAACATCCTTCGATCTTTCCATTATCATCAGCCCACTGATCCCATATATGAAGACCAAGATCTTTGATATCTACCGATCTTTTTTGCCAAATCCACAATATTTCTTTTATGGAGTTTTTAAGATTAGTAGGTCTAAGTGAACCAAGAGGAAATTCCCGACGAAGATCGTACTGGTTACATACTTGTAGGATACGCTTCACCTTGACGCCTGTCCCGTCACCGTAGACCGGTCGATTTACCTCTTCCCACGGCTGGCTCATTATAAGAGCCAAATTGTCTTGAAATATTTTATCTACTCTTGCCATATTCTTATTAGGTACTTATATACTATAGTATCACCATCTCAAGGTTATGCCAACAAACAAGAATCATTAAAAATTCTAAGAGGAATGGTTATAAAGACGATTAATTTCTTCTTGTTCTAAACACGGACCACCTACAACTTTCTCTGTCGCTTTTCTTTGTCTAACAAAATCTTCAGCTTCGGAAAAAGTTGTAGCATAAATATATCCACCATACTTTTCTCCATTGATTTCAAATTCTGTCACAAACTTCTTTTGTTTTTCTTCTTTTGTTTTCATAACTACATTTTTTTATAAATTAAACTCTGCAAAATCTATTTCAGATCCGGTTGACAAATTAATCATTGACTTTTCAAGCTCTTCCATTGGAACCGGTTTCACAATACCTCCATTACCAAGAGTCTTTTTATAGAAGTTTATCACCACCTGATCGCTGGTTTTTACCGTCTTAGGAATAGGTTGACGAAGATATAATCCATCAAGAGACTTTACTCTTGAAAGAGCCGTATATAGCTGTCCTGTTTCAAAAGAATTAGATACATCCATCATAGCCGCATCCAATGTCAGGCCTTGAGCTTTATGGATCGTGATAGAATAACCTATTTTTATAGGATACTGAATAATAGCTCCTACTACTTCAGATTCTATCTTATATCCGTTTCTTACGTATTTTACTTTCTCAAACGAACATGGTGTTATAACAACCTTAGTATGCTCATCATCTTTCGGTTTATCAAGGACTACTTCAATCTCCCCATTTTTTATAGATAATACAGTACCAAGAGAGCCATTGAAGTACTCTCCTCCGTTTCTTGTTATCATAACTCTTGATCCTTCTTTCAAGAAAAGAGTTTTTTCAACCGGAGCATCTTTAGGATAATCACCGTTTATAACAGCTTCTAATTTTATTAAAGAGCCTGGTAACGATGATATTCTCATTTCGTTAATAGCCGTAGCTTTTGAGTTGGTAGTTACAATCTCAACATATCCTTGATTATTATCAGACTGAATACATCTGCTGTTTATTGTATCAAATACATCATCATCCATCTTCCCTTCACGCACCTTATTAAGGACACTAATAAACTTCTCATCTTTCTGGCGATATATTTTTTCAAAAGACACCATTTCCATACCAGAAGCCATAAGAGACTTCGAACTAAAAAAATAAGATGTATCGTATATTTCTCTAAAAAAATCCTCTTTAATCACAGGAGGAAGCTGAAACAGGTCGCCTACCATAATAAGTTTCACTCCGCCAAACGGGTCCTTGTCTCCTCTTGCATGACGAAGTATATCAGCTACGTTGTCAAGAAGATCAGGGCGAACCATAGAAATCTCGTCTATGATAAGATACTTTATATTCTGTAAAATCTTTTCCGAACCTCCGTTGAATTTATATTCGCAGTTATCCATAAACGCGCCTTTTCGTATTTCAGGTATATACGGCTGCATTCCTATTCTAAAAAATGAATGAATGGTTTGACCACCTGCATTAACAGCAGCAACACCTGTAGGAGCTACAACAACCGCATTTTTTAATGCCGGTATAATACGCTTAAGGAACGTTGTTTTTCCACTTCCTCCTTTACCGGTTATAAACAGCGGTTTTGGTGACTTACAAATAGACTTAATAGCCTTTCCTTGTGCGACATTACCTTCGGACATAACTGAACGAAGAACGCACTCCATGATTTTTTTGTCGTAACTTATAGCCATCTTTTTTCTGATTTTGTTCTACAAAACAAAAGTATGAAAATAAAATAAAACCTAAAATATAAAATGAATTAATTAGGATTAAAAAGAAATAATAAGTTGGATAAGTAGTTTTAGATCAGACAGTAATATGATTTCGTATAGATATGGTTATGGCATAGTGGTGGCTAACGGGTGTTTCCGTCGATGTTCTACGAGATTATCGTTTTTCGGCTCTGTCGGCGACCAATGACATACTCCCATCGCTAAAGCGAATGGGATTCTTGGATACCAACGCAAGAAACCTCGATATTACTATCGT